GCAATCGCATCTATCGGCCTGCGCCAAGCCATTAGCGTAAGAGATACCATCGGATTGGAGGTTATTGTCGGCTATTCTGTTTGCCTCGTCCTTGGTGCAGGCGGTGTATTTACCAGCGATTTGCTTATAACTGATAGTCTTAGGAGTACAGTTGCTAGGACAGTTCGTAGCCTTGACATTTCCCCATCGGTCATCATTGCCAACCTTAGAAGGGCATGTCTTAGCATTAACAAGAATCTGAAGAGCCTCCTTAGCGCTAGAATAAGCATCATAAGCGGCACTAGAAGCAGCTTGAGTCGTACTCCTGCAATATTCTCCGGCAGAAACAACCTTCATAGGGCTACTAGGAGCGCATACATCACCACATTCGCCCGAACATCCCTTACATACCTCATTGGTATAGATAGTGTAGTCATATGGATTACAACAATGCTCACCGCCATTCTGCCAATATCCCGTAGGATCACACTCGCTAGAATAATGCTCCTCGCTATTACCATTATTACACCTGCTATTATCCATATGGTATGTATTATCACATCCGCATCCACAAGATCTTGAATCGGACTCAACCAACTCATCTTGACCTGAGGCTGAAGAACAAGGATTGGTCTGATTCCTACTCCTACGATAATCGCATCCACTACAATAATAATTCCAATCATCATAAGATGGGGTATCATCGTCATCGGCGCAATCACCATTCTTGTTAGCGTAAGCCTGAGCGGCGGTCTTAGTCGCCGTATCATTCTTGAAAGCGTTTTGAACCTTGCTGTCGGCATCCGCCTGAGATACGGTAGATGTCAACGCTGACAATCCTAAGGCACTATAAGGAACGGATAGAGCGACACCATGTTTACATGTACCACAATTATCCTTATAGAACGTAGCGCTTCCAGTACCGGTCCACACACAAGTGCCATGCTGGTTAGCGTAATCCTGTCCTCTCTGGTCTAGGATCTGCTCTGCCTTGCTCCTGGCATCAGCCAAAGAAACCTTGCTGGTGATAGGCGTACCGCCGTTGGCTTGCGTAGAGGTCACCGTTATTCTCTGACCAACCCCGCTTCCGGCGCAATTGTTCTTATAGAAGTCACGGCTTGCCACGTAAGTCCAAGTACATCCACCGTTCTTATTGGCGTAGTTCTGTCCATCGGCTCCACGAACAGCATTCTCGGCCTTCTTATTAGCGTCAGCCAAAGATATGTTGGAGGTATACGGATGTCCCGGCAGCCTGTCGCTACTTACGGATACCATGTCGCCTACGCCGCCATCAGCGCAATTGTTCTTCTGGACCTGACCGGTATAGCTTCCTGTCCAAGTACAAGTACCCTTCGAGTTGGCCACGGCCTGACCCTGAGAGTTCACGGCGGCCAATGCCTTGGCGTTAGCGTCAGCTTGGGATACACATGACTTAAACTTACCATCAGAGCTAGGACTTGGATCCGTAACATCATTCTGAGTTACGGTAACAGAGCTTCCAACTCCACCATCCGCACATTGACGGGTAAAGGCCTTGGATGCCGTACCAAACCAGAAACATGTATTATTACCACCAGCTATATACCGCTCTTGATTATCAGGATCAGTATAACAGGTATTGGTGTTACGTTGATGTAATTGAGAGATACAGTCCTTACATACGGTCTCTATAGTCTCCCATACCGGTTGCTCGGTCTTCGTATGGCACGTATCATCATAGTTCTTGTTGACGAACGCCTGACCCATTCTGTCGATATAGGCCTTAGCCAAAGCGTCTGCCTCTTCCTGAGAACGGGTTGAGGTAAAGAACTGACCCATAAGATCCGGGGTTACGGTGATAGGATCTGCATACTGACAAGTAGGACACTTAGGAGTGAACTCCTTGCTATAATTACCTACATATATCTTCAGTTCGTCGCAAGTACCACGATCGTTGGCTATAGCCTGACCTTGCGCCTTGACAGCGGCCTTGGCAAGCTCATCGGCGGCGAACTGGCTCTCGTATGAGTAGAACGGACCTCCGGTCACGTCAGCCTCAGTAACGGTAACTGAAGACGGGATAAGACCAGACGGACAATTATTCTTCTCAAACACCTCGCTATAATGACCGGTGTACTTAGGAGCCTCATGGCAAGTACCACGCTCATCGGCGATCTTCTGACCTTGATTCATGACAGCGGCCATAGCGACTAAGTTAGCCTCATCCTGTGATACACAAGACTGGAACGGATGACCTTCCACCATATCTTGTGTCACGGTGAACGGATTTCCTACCTGATTAGCGCCACAATTGCTCTTCGTGAACTCGAAGCTAGCCTTGCCGGTATACATAGTGGCGTTAGAGCAAGTACCCTTGGTGTTAGCCAAAGCCTGTCCTTGAGCCTGTACGGCGGTCATAGCCATAGCGTCAGCTGCGGTCTGGGAGTCGTTAGACTGGAATGGGTGTCCTTCTACCATATCTTGGGTAATCGTCACCTTAGATCCGATCTTACACTCACCACAGTTGTTTCTCGTGAATTCCAAGGAAGCACGGCCGGTGTACGTACAAAGGGCGTGGATATTGGCAAGAGCCTGTCCTTGGGCGTCAACGGCGGCCTTGGCCTTGTTGTTGGCATCCTCCTGTGATACGGTAGACGTGAACGGATAACCGTCAACCATCCTATCATTTACCGTATAAGTACCACCAGTGCCAGCACCACAATTGTTACGGGTAAACGTACGTGTATAAGTACCGGTATATACAGGCACCTTCTCGCACTTACCTTTCACGTTAGCCACATCCTGACCTTGAGCCTCGACGGCGGCCTTAGCCTTATTGTTGGCGTCTTCCTGAGATACGGTAGACCTGAAATCTCCTGTCACCATAGTCTCATCCACGACAACCTTGGTGCCGTATTGGGTCTCATCACAGTTATTACGAGTAAACTCCTTATTATACCTACCGTAGTAGATCGTCTTCTCCTTACACTCACCTTCTAGGTTGGCTTGTTGCTGGGCGTTAGCCTCAAGATCGGCCTTAGCCTTATTATCAGCATCCTCCTGAGAGATAATAGAGAAGTACTTACCGGCCGCAACGACATAAGTATAAGGTTGACCAGTATGGAACTCGTCGCAATTATTTCTCGTAACTGTCTTCTCCATCCTTACGTTATAGTAGACGTTAGTCTGACAGTCGCCACGCTCGTTGGTGATAGCCTGACCTTGCGCCTCGACAGCGTCCTGCGCCAGCTTGTTGGCGGCATCCTGCGATACCGTAGAAGTAAACGGATATCCAGAACACATCTTCTCGTCCACGGTGAAGTCAACAGGAGTAGAACCCTCAGGGCAGTTGGTTCTCTGGAATACCTTAGAGTACGATCCGGTAAATACCGGTATCTTCTCACAGTTACCCTTGATATTCGCTATATCCTGACCTTGAGCCTCGACAGCAGCCCTTGCTAGGCTATTAGCGTCTTCCTGAGACACGATGGATCTGAAGTCCCCTGTAACCATCGTCTCATCGACAACCACATCAGTACCGTATTGGGTGGAGTCACAATTGTTACGGGTAAAGGTCTTACTAAACTTACCATAATAGATATTCTCCTTAGGCTTACACTCACCCTCCAAATTGGCTTGTTGTTGACCGTTCTTCTCAATATCCTCAAGAGCCTTCCTATCGGCGTCCTCCTGAGAGATGGAAGATACGTACTTGCCCTCAGGAATGATATAAACATATTCCTGACCGTCACTGAACTTATCGCAATTATTACGTATAAACGTCTTTCTCTGCTCCTCGTTATACCAGATATCGGTTATACACTCACCATGCTCGTTGGCGTATTTCTGACCGTTCAGGGCTATATCCTCCATAGCCTTGGCGTCTGCGTCCTCCTGCGAGATAAACGACTTGTAAGTCCTTTCCTCGACCGTATACAACACCACCGATCCATGCTGGTTGGCCAGACAGTCGTCCTTGGTGAACGGCTGAACCATCTTGATATTATAATAAACGGGCTTGGCGTCCTGAGCTATCATATACTCCTTGACAATATTACCGTCCTTTGACGTTATACGGAACTTAGCCGTACAGATCTGACCGGTATAATTAGCCTTGTATACGATATTAAGCTTATTATCGCCTACCCCATGGCTCTTGTCGTTAATGGCAAAGCAATTACCCTCGACACAATTCTTATCTATTTCCCTTGCCATATTATCCTTCAGTTATTCTCCATGAAACATCATCTCCGGCCTCTACCCTCACGATTTGGGTATCACCATCCTTATTAAGCGTCAACCTTTGCGGATCCACGTTGAAGGGTGGTTCCGGCTCCGGCTCACTACCATCACCGCAAGTGCAACATACTAGCTCGATATCATACTCGGTATTGGACTTGATATCGATGACAACCTGACCGTTCTCGCTAGTCACGTTATCGAAGTCATGATCAAGTATGATATAAGGTATATCATTAGGCTGTTGATTGATATTAACAACCTTACCGTTCAAGACAAACATCTCATGATGCTGTTCGTTATCCATATTCTTAGGCATAGCTATGACAAAGCTAGCCTCATACAAATCAGTGGCTCCGGGATCCTCAGGATCGGCATACACTATATATCTGCTATCCTCTTCCGGGACTTTCATGGATAAGCCGTTCACGTTCATGGATACTATATAGGACTTGCTCACCGAGCCACCAAGGGTAAGGCAGGAAGCCTTGACCGAGGCGGAGTTGAGCTTGGCGTTGATGGTCGCCGTCCCGCCCTCCATGTCGAACATGATACTGGTAGGATCCACGCTTACCCGCTCTATACCCTTCTGGGTTATAGTAGCGAGCTTCGTAACCTTGCCTTTCTCGACCGCCACGTAAGTCTCCCTAGGCAACCTACCCATCCATCCCGGCTCTACCTTAATAGCGACCTTGTCTGGTCCGGTACCGGAAATCTTGTCGTAGGACACCCATGAGGAACCTTGCTCGATCTTAGCAAGAATATCTTTTAAATTATTCATATCATTCCGCTTGAGTTATAGTCCATTTATCACTCTTGCCTACGATAATCTCCAGAATCTGCTCGCCACCCTCAGGAGGATACTCGAAGTTAGTAGGCTTAATCTCAAACACGCTGGTGCCTCCACAACCAAGATCACAGATCATATCCGGCAACCATCCCTCCTCGAAAAAACGCTCTATAAGCTCCCTGACGGCCTCTGAAAAAGAATCAAGCTCTAACCTGTCTACGGGGAGAGATCCCTTCTTGAGGGTCTCACCACATACCCAGCCGTCGCACTCGGAGGCCAAGACCGTATCGTACACTCTCTTAGCCATAACAAGAAGTATTTAAAATATTACTATTCAATGTAGTATATACGATATTAACATCAGTGAACTCATCACCCATGCAATATTTCTTCTTAAACTTAACGGACCTGCCAGAAACGACATATCCGTCATTAGGGACGATAGTACCACAATAGGTAACGCTGAGCACGTTCAACGGCTCGTATCTTAATCTGACAGCTTGAACGCCCTTGAACGAGTCACGCTGGATGGACGCCGTGGCGCCAGATACGGCAACCAGCTTCCTTACCAGAGACTCGATTACGCTATTCATGCTATCACCGTTCCTGATATCCGCCTCAGGGAACGACTGACCGTCATATATGATCTGGGAACTATAGATACTGCACTCGTCCCCCGGTCTGTATTCCGGCTTACATGGATTACAATTATTTCTCATATCAAATCAATTTATTGATCATTCTTCTTAATTCAAGTATCTCGGCATCCCTATCCCGTATAGCCTTTATCATAGCGTTAAGGGTATCGGACATATCGCAATTAGGGGATAATCCCAATGATTCCACACGTACCTTATCACCAGGATAAATACAATCGGTACTCATGTACGTAGAGCACGGTACTTTCGTATCGTCTACAGTAGGCCTGTATTGTTTTTTGTTGCAACCATTCATTACCACGTCTCCTCTTCCGTATCGTTATCCCCGCCGCTACCACCGGCGTTGACAAGCTCGTTTATAATCTTCTTCAAATCCAGAACCTCACGATGGTATAAATCTATCTGCTTATCCCTAGACGCTATAATACGCCTCAATGAGTCTATAACGACAGAAATGTCATTACCTTTCTCTATACCATCCGCCACCAACTCATCGCCTGAGTATAAGACACATTTATCATACAAGGTTATAGGACATCCATAACCAACACAAGGTTCGTCCTGACAATCCCGATCGCAAGGATCACAAGGATCGTTAGGGCATTTGTTAAGAAACCTGTCTATCTTAACGCCATGACAACACTCTTCGGGACGTTCCCTTGAATGATCATGGCAACAACCATTTGTACTACACATATTAATAATGTTATTGTTTTCAACAAAGATACAGATTTGATTTAATAACAAGATAACACACTCCATTAAACAATATAGGGAATACGACATTCGTATCCCCTATATCTGCGAATTATAACAACGAAATAAAATCAAGACTTCAATTTAAGAACAGGATTACCCCATCTTTCTTTCCATTGCCTTCCCAAATCATTTATAACACCATTGTAATCTTTTATATATCCAGCCTTAATAGCATAAGATATATTCCTTTCTATTGATACTATCATATCCAATTCTTCAAAAGAAGCTCTATTCCTTATCCCTTCCTCATGCACGCCAAACACGACGAAATTTATACCCTTGGCTATCCTTGATAACAACTCCTTTAAATTACTTTTATCACTTATAAGTGAAGATACACTACTGCACATCTCTATATAAGCATCACCAGCGGCATTTCTTGTCCCTACAACATTATCAACAAACCACATTACAACATCAGCGCAAACCTCAGGACTCATCTCCATGGCTACCACGAGAAAAAGATATGGATTCATATACCACATTTGACCATCCCCCTTACCTTTTCGACATGCTAATCCCATTTTATTTAAATCGCTAAGATTTAGAGCCTTATTTTGTAGGCTGATATTTATCCGCTTACATAAATCCCTGTTTTCCAGCCTACTAATTATCTCCCTGCATTTTTCCTGAAACCCATCATACTTAATGATATCATTAAGCTTCTTGGGAGACAGCCCCTTTTTAAGCCTATCATCAGACAAAACCTTCATGGCTAAAGTGATATTAACAAAACCATTATCACTAAGCGCCGGTATGACAACGCCCATCAATTTCCTGTCGGAAGACTTGATTTCAACCCTACTTTTCATAACTTTGAACAATATTTTAAATTAAACATAATACCTATCGGTTCGAGATGAATAGATAGGTATGCAAATATAAAATATATTCAACATACAAACAAGTGAATCACAGTATATAAACTTAATACCATTGATATATATACAAAAAATGGAGGAGATACACGATCCCCTCCAAGCACTAATCTATAAATTATGGAAAAACAAAAAAAGGTATTATCACCAATAACACTGATCTTCTTGATCGATATTCTCAATCCATTTCTCACACTCAAGATTAAGATCAGCGTATTCCTGTCCCTCTACCATCAAGACCTCACGAGCCTTGGCGTTGGCATCCTCAACCGATATCCATGACCTAAACCTGTTGGCTTTGATAGAGTAATATACTTTACCGGACTTATATCCGAATGGACATATCTTCTCGAACCAATCACCGATCTTCGTATTATAGAATACAGGGGAACAACTACCTTTGGCGTTAGCCTTATCCTGACCTTCTTTCATGAACTTCCTATAGGCTAACGTATCGGCGTCTATCTGGGATATATCGGATATGACAGCTCCGGCTGGTAATTCATATACAATACCTCCCTTGCCTGATGTGCCAGCCTCGCAATCGTTCTTGTAAAACAAGCCACGAAGAGGCTGTGAGGCCCAGTCCTCGCAGCAAGCCCCGACGGAGTTGGCCTCCCCCTGCCCGATCCGTCCAAGCTCCACCCTAGCCTTATCATTGGCATCTTTCTTGGATACGTAAGAGACAAACCTACCTTCCTCTATACATACCTGCTCCTTGGATCCCTTACCGCTTACGCAATTGTTCTTGATAAACTCATCGCATACCTGATCATTATACCATACGGACGGTATTATGTCGGCATATGTGTTGGCGTAGTCCTGACCATTGGCGTTGATATCATCCTCAGCCTTGCTGTCAGCCTCCTCCTGCGTATCGCCAAAATAGACGTTGGCCGGGACCCGGTAGTCAACAGAGCCGCCCACGTACCCGGCAGGCGGGTTGTTTTTGGTGAACGTCCGAACTATTTCTTTGTTACCGTATACCATTGTCATTCACTTTGTCACAAAGATACAATTTAAAATCAAATTACAAAGGAAGAGCCTTTTTGCTTCTCAAAACCTTATATAGATAATCTCTTAATTGCTCCTCGGTAGTTATATATCCAAACTCAATCATCTTGGCTATATCAATCTCCAGCTCCATCAATTCTTTAGCCTTGGCCTCCTCGCCAACAGAGTTTCTTATCATAGTCTCATGAAGGCCATAGACAATAATATTTACGGATCTGGCCAAATCTTGTATTTTATCTCTTAGTCTTGAAGATTCAATTATTTTAGATAAAGCGGAAGACATCCTCTTGTAAGCATCACCAGCCTTATCCCTGTAATCTATAAGTTGATCATGTACAAATCTCAACACCTGAACTTCGAATCTAGGATTTATCCACATGGCAAATTTTATAAACAACAGAGGATGCATCCACACCTTATCAGGAGTTTTACCATGCTTAGTTGTCTTACCTTTTACTTTTATAACTAATTGATTATCACCAATGTCGATTTTTCTCCTATGGCTTTCATCTTCAGATAAAGCACTAATAAATTCCTTAGTTCTACCACTATTCATAAAATCATCAAGCCGTCTTCTCGTGCTATCGGGATTATCATTCCATTGCTTAAGTAAACTGTTGGCATCAAAATAACCATCACTAGTTCTTTGAAAAACGTTAAAATCACCCATTTTTCTTGTCAAAACATTTACCGTCTTCATTTTTTAATCTAATTTTGAAGTTAATAATTAATTACTTTATGTCCACTCCCTCGTGAGAGTCAGTGGACATACAAAAATAGCCAATCGAAATGATAAACACAAACCGATTGGCTATTTTTAATATCCTAAAATCAGGACATTAATTACCCATTGCAAATCTTATCCTCAATAGCGTAAAGGATTTTAGCTACAGTCTTATCGCCACTTACCTTCACGCAAGACTCACCAAGATCCCGGACATCTATAGCCTCCCTGATACGGGTAAGCTCGTCATATATCTCCTCTATCACATCAGAGATCATAACACACTCATCAGAGTCCTTATGCTTTGACCACTCTGGTAGATCACCCTCATAAGGTACGCAAGTGGACGGAGTTATATGTAAACAACTGTATTTTTTCATGCCAGTAACTTATTAACACGTTCCTTTAACGATCTCACCTCATCCGGGCATAACCCGCAATCATTATCACATAATGACCTTTGCAGACGAATTATCTTACCCCAATAGGATATATCAGGCTTGTCACCGATCCTATACCTATGGTATCTCATATATCTACCCCATTGGCAGGACAGCCATTCGTCTACGGACTTACATAAATCCGTCCTATCAAGGTTTGATATGCTCTGCGCGCCCATTCAGAATCTCCTTTCTCATTTCCTGTACCTCCTCGTCAGGCGGGCATCCATACGGCAAGTTCTTGATCCATTCACGGATCTTTTTCTGCATATTAAGATAAGATACACCAACGCCATCACCCTTAGTACGAACTTGCTTATATATACTAACCACATCACGCTCCATGGTCTGCAACGGATCTTGCATAACCATACAACCAGCGGTGCTTCTAGAAGCGTACTCCATATCGCTAACAGCGGTAGAAGAAGAATGATTCATCATACTTCTCTCAATCCTTTCTCTCTCGGCCCTTAACGCCTTTTCCTTACAAGTATTACAACCCATAATTATATCTTTAAAATTCAACAATCCACGCAATTAGTAGCCATCTCAAGAAGCTCTCCAACACGATCAATGATCTCATGAGCCGCCTCTATATTATCCAACCTGACGTTAGCTTCCGCTACAGTCATAAGCGCCTCCATCTCCTGTATCTTGCCTATAAGATCCTTATCCTTATCCTCACACAAGATATCGGTCTTGATCCATAGCCGGTCGAGACGTCTGCGTATAAGATCCGTCTTAAGATACTTGCGACTGAAATTGTAAGTGGAAGGGCTACCTATGATCTTAATATCATATATACCGTCTGGAAGATCAAGATACTTAACATTGCAATCATCATAATTAAAACAATTGAGACCTAGCGTTAGGCTGGTAAAGGTATTGACCTGATTCTTGCCAAGAAACAACGTAACGGGGTCGGACATACCCGGCGTAGTGATCTCGATGATCGCCTTCCTATCCTCCAGCAGCCCCCACTCGGACTCATCCAGTACCTGCAATACCTTTGGATCACGTGTCTCTATCACCTGAAATGACAGCCGAATATCATTCATATTAACCTTCTTGTCGTACCGGCACAAGCTATCGTCATAACGAGCCTGCATATCAAGATCAGGGACATCGGTATAATATGTCTTGACCTCATGCCCGTTGATAAATACCGATGTTATCTGGCAAACATGAGACCTAGCGACATCAAAAAACACCATCCTTACATTACCCTCATAATCAACGCCCGATGTCGGGTATGTCAATATCTGGGTATTATACTCACCATCGTTACGTCTAGCCACGACAGTAATAACGATAGGTTTCTCTATATCATAATCATCCATGATAATTCTAGCGGCGAACTTATCATGAATTATCTTCGGTATGATATTTATCTGGTTCATATTAATATCTTTTTCACAAAGATACTAATTTGAACAATATAACAAATGAAGCTACAAGATAAGAGCTGCAAGTAGATCTTCCTCACTAAGAAGAATACCTCCATTAATAGCCATAAACATGGCTAGATAAAGATAAAGAGGCTTAAGATCATAGGTGAGCATCCTACTTCTAAGAGCCACAATAAACCTATTAAGGTCGGTATTATCTCCAGCTACCGACATATAACTTTTAAAAAGAAAAGTACTGTATATAGGATCGGATATAGATAAACCAACATTATTATAAGATATATCACATACCTCTACCCACAATCTAATAGACTTAATAATCAAATCCTTTATAATTGACTTATTTAGCATACATCCAAATCTTACCAAAGCCACGATGTCACCCCACTTCTGACCAGAAACATCCCTTACGACATACATGGATCCGTTTAACGGGTCTTTCACAATAGATGATAAAACATTATTACATCCAATAGAATCGGATAACTCTTGAATGTTAAACATATCGTTATCATGATTAAAGATAACAGATATATCGCCACCTCTTACGACGCTTAAATTATCCATCACGAATCCTCCATAAAAGAACAAACATCAAAACAATCATCAAAAGAGCAGAAATCAGGAACATATCCCTTCTTCCCGTTCTCTATATCAGAAGCAGCCCTATCAGCAAAAGCCCTTAACTCCAATAAGCTTACACTTAAAAACTCTAATGCCGATTTCAGATACTTATACAAGGATGAGGTCTTCATTTCTTTAAATCCCTCATGATCCAGGCGTTTGTTGAATTTACTGAAAAGAGTCTTATCATTTCTCCCATCAGCCCTGTTGCCATTATTCTTAAGCTTACCGTTTGACTTAACAATATTCCTTATACTATTGATTGATTTCGTACCAATAATATTCACCATAATCATAACCTTATGATCAACAGCCGCCTTTCTAGCCTTGTTAGCTCTCTCCTTAGAACTTACTGGAGAAATATCTTCACCACCTCCAATATATCTAAATTTAGCCTTGCTTACGAAACATGATGGATATATCTTACGCATATTCCATTTGTAATTATAATCACCAATGGATCTCATGATTGACAACTCGTTGTCAATAACTAATGATACCATGCTGTAAGCCTTCTCAAAACACTTAAACGAACCAACATGCTCATAAATAAACCGATATGTCATACCCAGCTTAAAATCATTATCCGATATCCTGTTAAACGCAATAGCCCTATCAAAGTTGATGATAATAGCCATGATAATCTTAAGCCTAAAATAAGGAGGTATATAGATGTTGTTAGGATCAATATCCCTTGGATTAGCCGTGGTATAATCAGCACCGGCGAAAGTATCTCTACGCTTCTTGAAATTACGTGGATATATAGGCTGACCTTTAGACAGCTTAATACAAGAGCGTCCCTCAACTATCTGCTTCTTCTCAGCCTCAGTATATACAGGAAATTCTTTTATCATAGAAGAACATTTCCTCATGTAATTCAAGTCAAACTTCATATCACCATTATCTTAACCACTTCAAATATACGAAAAAGATATGATTCTTGGAAGTAAAAACGTGGCTAATTTTACTACATATCAATGATATTATATCAATAATACGATAAGTACCTGAAACACAGTTGTTCATTTTGTGACATGTGTATTAAGAAGCTTCGCTACCCTCTCTAGGAAAATCCATTATAAACTATTCTTACCTTTAATAACCACCTATTGTTAATTAATAACTTGACTAATGAATTGATATTAGCTAACGCATTTTATTATTCAAAGTAGATAACTAAAAATCATTAACTTAAAAACCAGTAGTATGTATGTAAATAAAGATCTCAATAATACCACCAAAAATGCTTTATGTTTAAATTATCTGCATACTTATCACATCTTCTTGTTCGATCTTATTCGCATAATTACTACCTATGTTAAATGTTAATGAATTTATATACTTACTTCTTTTCTGCGCTAAAGCGTGAAGTGCCAAAGGGAATCGGCAGGGTGGATCGTGAGTCGCTCCGCTCCTGGCCGGCCATGGAAGGCAACCACCAGCCCCACGCCATGACGCCGCCACCTTGTTCATTGGCTTCCAACAAGAGTCACCTAAAAACAATACTTGTCTATACAATTATCTCTACGGTTCCAGAAGTTAAATAAGAACTATTTGGCTTTAAGGAAAGTTGTTAGTTAAAAAGATGGTCGATTAAGTCATCTGGTCAAATAAAATCCTTATATTTGCGATACGGTCGGTTGGATGAGTTGGTTTAGTCGGTGGTCTGCAAAACCATATACCTCGGTTCGAATCCGGGACTGACCTCATATTTGCAATTCTTTTCTGGGGTGATAACCAATAGGTGTATGGGGCTTCTTGTACACCTATTATTTTATCAATCCGAATCTTTTCAACAACACGAATAATACAACCAATATACCTAAGATCGACATAAAGATGATAGCCATCGGCCACCTTGATTCCTCCTTATCGTCTATATCCTTATGCTTGATGTCTGTCTTCTTATCAATATCCTCAATACCGGTGATCGTCTTATCAACGCCAAGGGAATCGGTCGTCACCGTGCTATCCCGCCGGCCGATGACGATATGGGCGTCAGTCACGGACGATACCGGTCGCTCTCCCGTGGCGGGATCAATATCCTTATCCGTATCGAATTTCCTCTCAGTTATAACGATATCGGCATTAAGATCAGAGGTCTTTATCTCCACCATCTTGCGGTCTATAACTTCGTTTATCATCGTCTCTATCCTGCTTATCAGCCGGCTATCAATAGACGCCTCGCTAACCTGCCTCCTGCTTCCACAAGAGGACAGGAATAGCGACAGACCTAAACAAAAAACAGCCTTAAGACTTATCCTTAACCTCATCATCGGCAATCCTCCTTATATCGTCAAACGTCTCATCAGGTATGTTCTTGGAGAAGCTAAACATCTTGAACACGTTTATTCTCTTGAACACAGCCTTGAATACCTTCACCAAATAAGCGTCGGAGAAAGCATCACCTATCGTATTCAAGAAAAGCATCACATATCCAACAAGGGCTATATACACCCCATATTTGGTAACGGTAAGTATCATGCTAGCCTCCTCCTCGATCGGGTATAACGTCTTATATATAACACATAATGTCATTACTATAAAACAGGACAAAGCGAACTCCTTAAGAATATCAGTAAACCTGACCTCCCTAAACCATCTCTTAAAACTAAACCTTCTTCTACGACTCCGTCGGAGCTTCCAGCCCCTTATGCTTTGCGCTAACCTAGCCAAAAAATTCGCTATTAATACTATAAGTAATACAGTCAATAAATGATGCACTGGCTGGAAGTAAGCCCAACAAGAAGCACCATACGCAAGCGCTATATTCCATAAAGCCCCCACTCGCTCTATCATGTCTTTGTCTTTCATTTTATACCCTATACGCAAAGTTAACCACTATACCGTTAAGTACCTAAAACACCACGGCGTGTATACCGTTCCTAGTATCAAGGCTATCAAAATGCAACCAACCCACCTTCCCTTCAAGCCGGAAATGATATGGTAACATATCTTGATGATCCAAGATCAAGCCTCTAGCCTGTTCCGCCGTCATTGACTTGACATCGAAATCACCAGCCTTACCCAACACATGAGCGGATAGATAAACATCTTTCTTATCCTTAACTATCTGGCAGATGTTGCATCTAAGACCACGTTGGGAAAACTGCCCCTGCTTGTCCCAATTATTACAATACATAGGCTGTTTAATTATATCCCTCCGTAATATAAGAAGATTATGGAGAAACGCTGTATCAAGAAACTGCCACGATCTGTCCTTCCACTTATTGTACGTATGAGGACATACCAATTCTACTATATCAAAATACAATCCAAGTTCTTTTATGATATCATTTCTATCCATATTAAGCCGGTTTTATCGTCCATCTCTGGGCGTAGTTATTTTTTAGCACATATATCTTCTCCATAGGTGTAGCGGGAGACCCGTTGGACGAGCCTTTCACGAATCCCTCTGGGGCCTGCTCCGTGCCGGAAGGACGCTGGTTTTCGGTTGGATAAATAGCATTATACATGCTTACCGAAAGACTATAGAACTGGTTCCTCTTCCCATCCTTAGCCACGGATGTCATAGTAATCTGATCCCATCCTACAACAAGGTCGTAGAAAGAGTTCACGAAATCATCTGATCTTTTTTGGTTATGAGTGGATGCATTCACGTTAAACCATGTAATAGCCCTCATCTCATAAATATAATCCGGAAGCTTATCCATTCTAAGACTATTACAACTAGAGACACTAAAACCAGTAAGATATTCCAGTCCCCTTCCAAACATATTATCATCATTCCATCCTGTCCTTCTCTCAGAAGCCATCCAGTCTTCAAGAAAACCAAAAGTGGTGATTATAGGATTTATTTTATCAACCTCAAATGATGGAATAGTATTAAGGTCAAAATAATTCCACATATCACTGGGGCCAGGAGTTATATTTAACGTCTTAAGTTTAGGAAGGTCATTAAACTCCTTTATATATCTATCCAAATAACATGAACTTAAATTAAGATCCTCAATTTTTTTCATGTTCTTTATATTTCTTATCCCACTAGCCTCTATATCCCTAAGATCAAGCATATTAAACATATTTAAATAATATACCTCTGTCTTGCTGGTTATAGCCTCAGGAATTACGGTCATTCTTTGCCCAATATTTTGAAGATCGATATAAATTAACTTTTTGGATCTTGACAGCTTGTCTACAGGTATACCGTCATTAACATACTTCGTATGGGATACGACCAAAAACTCAAGTCCTGGTATATCCACAATCGGGAAAGCCGTCATCTTACAAACTTGGATATTGGCATAATAAATATCACAAGTAAAATCTATCGACACAGCCCGTTGTACGTCCCTCCTCCCATCAGCGTAAGCATGATTATCTATAGGTACGTATTGCGATCCATCCTCCTTCCTGAACCACCACGTAGTATTGGGATTTTTCTTATGTTGTATCGCTAAAGAACGGAATATAATACGATAATTATCCTCCCCTTGAACCTTGGTCATAGGAAACTGCTCCTTTATTCCATCCCCCCAATCCACATTAGCCATACCGGGCTTTCTGGATCTAAACTCGACAAACGTATTATAAGGATTACCAACGACAGGATCAGGTACATAATTATAATCATCGGTATAATAATTTCTAAGTGCCCTATCCCATGTGGTGAACCACACGAACTTGTTGGATGATGCCTCGTATTTATATAATGTCTTAGCCATTGCCTATCTTGTTAAAATATTCTACAATAACATTCCTGTCCAATCCCATAGAATCACATAAATACTCCCCTTCTGGTTGACCCCCAAACGATAATACCTTATCCGTATCATGAGCTAAAACATCTCCATTGCCTACAAAGGTACGCCCATCGTCAAATACAATAAGCTTATATGGCTTATACGACCTCGTGTCAATATCAGAAGATCGTATTGACCTTAACACCGAAGCCTCTGGTACCATACTAAACCTCCATCCATAATTATTCATAAGCACATAAACCATCTCCATAGGATTCGACGGAGAGCCATTAGACTGACCCTTTATAAAACCAGAGGGAGCCTGTAATACGCCACTAGGTCTTTTATCATCAGGATTGGAAGCTGAATACATACTTAGATACAATCCATAAAACTGATTTCTTTTGCCATCGGAAGCAGAGGAAGACATAGTGAGATAATCAAATCCCATCACCTTATCATATAATGTCGATATAAACGTATCACATCGACCTTGGGTTGACAAGCTGCGATGCATATAAAAGCTATTCATAGACCTCATCTCATATATATAATCCGGGAGATTACTTACATCTATATTACTATAACTGAATGAAGCGTCGATACGCTCAATGTTTCCCAATCCCTTACCGCTCATATACGGATGCCAACTCACGACAGGTCCATACCATCTATTTATATGATCGAAAATCTTTAAACTAGAATTTATCTTATCCACCTCATCCATAGCCGGGCATGTGTTAGGATCAAACGATGATGTGGCATTACCAGGACTTAAATACAATTCTTTCAAATTATTGAATGACAGCCATTCCTTAGGATACACCCTCACTCTTCCGCCGGACAATGACAATATCTCCAAATTAGGCCACATGGAAGAAAATTTCCTTATATTGGAAGCTTCGGTATCGCTAAAATCTATAGACATGTCAAAATTCAAGTTCTTCAATTTAGTTAATCTATTCCAATCTTCCGGTATGGATGTCAATGTCCCCACGCCAAATTCTCTTAAATTTATACGCTCTATATTTACCGATCTCTTTATCCTATCCTTTGGGATATCTGTTATGGTACGATCACCAGGGATACTTATAATCAGATTGACAAGGCTAGGCATATCAAGTATAGGGAATCCTGTCATCATTATCCTTGCTGTTTGTACAAATGTAATATCATTCGTAAAAGTCATGACCACGACCCGCTCTTTATCCAGTCCATCAGCATAAGCATGATTAGGCACAGGGATATACTCACCCCCGTCATCCTTATAAAACCACCATGGATGACTATCTGGATTCTTCTTGTAGCTTATATCCCTCCTCCTGAATATTAACCTATATTGCCCATATATAGATTCACCTCTGGCCTTCACGAAAGGGAACTGATCTTTATTCCCGTCCCCCCAATCAACCTCGCACATACCATGAGTCTTGGAATAAAATTCTATATGCTCATTATAATTATTACCATCCAATATAGGATCAGGAACATCATCAGTAGTATCATTCCTGTTAACGCCCCTAAAAGCGTATTTACCCTTAGTAAAAAATGTTATAGAGCCTTTATTCGTATCCTTACATATTAATTTCATACCTCTCCCTCCTCTATTCTCCTGAAATACTCGACAACCGGTGAACTGTCCAATCCCAGATCGTTACAGATATCTATAGCCTCGTATTTGTCAGCGAAATTATACTTACTCATATTATCATCCAATACATCTCCGCCGAACACGGATACATGGCCGTCCTTTACGCCAAGGACGAAAGGGGTGATCCTAGCCTTCCCAGCCCGCCTTGCCCTCGTAAGGGCGGCCTTAGAAGCCGGGGCAGGGGCCAAGACCCATGTCTGCCCGTAGTTATTGGTAAGCACATACACCTTCTCCATAGGCGTCGTAGGATTACCGTTGCTAACACCCTTATCAAACCCCTCAGGGGCTTGATAAACGCCAGATGGTCTCTTGTTGGTAGGAGCTGCGGAAGTATATAAATCTAAGGTGAGTTTATAAAACTGATTCCTATTACCGTCAGAAGCCGTCTGTGACATCGTTATATAACTCCACGACATTATCTTATCATAAAATGTATTTACGAATGTATCAGCCCTCTCCTGCGTATTTATAAATGTACCACCATCACGCAAAGTCCATATCCTAAATTCCCTTACCTCATACAACCAATCTGGGAGATCGTCTACCGGTACCGTGCCTGAATTACAATACGTGCCCTGAATCTTATTCAACTTACCTTCTACTAGATCTTGTTTCCATGAGCTACCACTACCCATAAAAGTAACGCCTGTCTTATCATCTCCAACCTTATCCACCTCATCAAATACAGGTATATTATTCCGATTGCTTATAATGCTTATACCTTTTGCTGGAATAGAATTAAAAGCCGGATCATAAGAAGGGATGTTACACCAGTTGAAGTTAAATTCAGTAAGATTCTTCCATTCAGAGAATCTTCTCCAATTAGAATCAGGATTATCAGCGAAATTAAAAACGAAATTACACCCAAAATACTTCAATCTTTTCATTTTTAAAAACCCCTCCGGCCAATTATCCCAAACACCAGGGTGAGAAAAAGACCCCATCTGTATATTACGAAGATTAACGCTCTTGCTTATCCTGTCATATGGGATATCTCCATTTTTTAAAACGGATCTACTCATATACAAATAAGATATATCTGGTAAATTCATTAACGGGAATCGATCCAATACTATTCCATCTAAGCTAAAATCAGCATCTATTACATTAGAGAAGGTCATAGTCACCTCCCTATTCTGTACGCTATCATACTTATGAGGAGGTATAGGTATATATTGAGATCCATCTTCTTTCTTGAACCACCACGTAGTAGCGTCAGGATTCTTTTTCCATTCAATATCCAAAGACCTGAATACAATCCTATACACACTTCCGTTTTTAGTCAAGGGATACTGATCTTTAGTCCCATCTCCCCAATCGACATTAACAAATCCAGGCTTACTAGAAGATATATTAAAATTTCGATTGAAATCACCGGAATCCACTACCGGATCAGGCACATAATCAACACCCTTACCATTATAACAAGGGAACCTGTCCTCGTTAACATAAAACGTTACAGAGGATAAGGCCGTATCATATCCTACTAAAAATCCCATATCAGCTAATTGATGTTATATCATAAGACACCCATTCCTTGTATCCATTAACCATCTCATATACCTTGTTGATGGTCTTACATACGACAGCGAATCCGATATCCACGTTAGGGAACTTCTCGTTAAGCTCATCTATAGTAAGCTCCTTAGTTATACTCTCATCCCACTTACGCATCTCCTTTACCTCCATAAGGATCGGTTTACCGGTTATGCCTACACTCATGACCCACTCACCCTCACGATTGGCATCCGCCAGATCGGGGAAGATCGTAACGCCAAAAAGATCGGAAAGGGTGAAGTTCTCGCCGGTACGGGTAAAGGATGCCGCCGCCCCCGGTGTAAGAACCACCTCGTTCACGGCCAACAGGCTCGTAAGTTTCTTGGCTCCTCCTGATACCGTGGCGTTAAACACGACAGTAACATTACCGGTAGCGCTATTAACGAACTTGATCTCATCCTTATCGCTATTTATAGCTTGTAAACGTGATCCAGATACGATATTCACGATCTCATAGTTCTTGTCATAAGTGCTTTGCAACGTAACATTACCATATCTTGTATCAATCAACGTAATCCACTTAGCCTTACCACCTACTATCTCAACAAGCTTATAAAACACGTTATTGCCGTCAGCGTCAACCCATCTAGCTATAGCACCCGGGGCGAAATTAGTCACCTCCCGATCTTGAGTATAACTTATAGTGCTTTCCGTAGGCTTGTTAGCCAAAGTAACGTAAAGACATTGCTCTACATCGGCCTCCATCTTAACTATCCCAGCTCCATCGTAATAATAATCAGGTACATTTTTTTCTCGTATCAACAAGATAGTACCTTCCTTAAGCTTATCGGCGTTAGTTGGATCATCCACGAAAGACTTCATCTGGATATAAGTATCGAAGATAATAGACGTACTCTTATCCTCTATCTTCTGATTGATATCATTGACAATATTATTAATCTCGTCTTTCGTATAATAAGGAGATAAATCAACCTTCGGGCCTTCCTGCTCTAAAGCCTGAGTTCCATCCCACCAATAATCAGGTACCTCCTGCTCCCTGATCCAGAAGCTGTCTCCCACACGGAGCTTAGCCGTGTTCTCCGGAACCGCCAGCCACTCATTCATGGCATCGACCGTATCAAAGATATACGCCGTGTTCTTGCCCTCAGCTATACGTCTTACGACAGCCAACTCGCTCTCGACATCGCTAAGTCTTTCCTTTATATTATTGATCTCTCGCTCTAACTTATCATAATTATCCTCCTGATCTATAGCGTCACCGATGGACATATAAACCTCGTTAGTGAGCTTATTGTAGGTAACACGAGCCACCTTCTCGTAGGATGTCTTATACGTAGATGAACCCTTACTAGTATGACAAACAAAATCATACGTATTTTGATACACCACAGATCCACCGGTATTGATGAAATTATATCCGTCTTGGCTCATAGTACCGCCCTTGTAACCCACAAGCTCAAAAGAACATTTACCCGTACCTTTAGATCCAAACCATGTAGCGTAGACCATGAAATACGTCTCTTCAGGTAGGATATCATAATATTTAGCCCTTAAATCCTTCACCGACATCCAAACACATTCCTTACCAGAACCGGTATTATCACCACCCCATTTAAGAACTTCTCTAACAGAGCTATCTCCATTTCCGGGACCAGACCAACCTACAGCAAGATTATCTATGGTGGGAACATTAGAATTAAGGGCTTCCGTCATCGTGTCCAAGTCCCTTCCGGAACTTGATTCCCATAAATATCTGAACGTCACAAAATCAACATCCCCGATCTTAATGCCTCCGGTATTACTAGGATATGTTTTTGTGACTAACTCATAATACCATTTACCATCACGGAAAGTAACCCTTATCCTCTCTACTTGCTTGGGGGATATAGAGACATATGATCCGCCAACAGAAACGTTATCGCCATCAACCGCACGGGAAGTCCCATCCTTTGGATCCTCAGGATCCACGGGGGTGTAGATCGTAGCCTGCTTATCTCCGGCATTGATAACAACTATATAATAGCTGTCCCCGTCAAGACCCTCATTATGAGCCATGGTGACAAAACCTTGCTCGCTATCCGGTCTCCATTCAACGACAACCATATGCTTATCCATAGGTATACCGGAAACGCTGTTAACGTAGTTTGTTGACGACATGAAAATGGCATAATCATCATAAGCCTCATCAACACGTTGATGCTTAGTAGCCAATCCGTCAAGACGAGATATTTCTGTGGGGTCGGAAACCTCGACCCCGTTATAATCATACCACTTATATCCTATCATCGTATTCTCACGACGATATTTCCTTTTTCTTATGACCTGACCTCCAGCTAAGGCGTCAATCATAAAATAATCATTACATACTTTAACCATAGCCATTCAGATTAACAGGTTTGACATAAACAAGCCACGATAGTAGCGCCATCGGGGATGGAGGTCAGCGTAGTCCCTACCGGATAGGTAGGAGAGGATGACTCCATCACCATCAACGACGTCCGCTCTACGACCATATTGTTATCAATCAACCGGTTCCCCTCCACATAGAACCGGCCATCGGCCACCTCATAGCACTCTCGCACCGGAACCATATGTCTTTGGCTCTTATCCGCGTAATCGCAGATCGTCGCCTTAGCCCCATCCGGTATAGACGTAAGCTCATCACCTACATTATAATCAGGATGATCAGAGTACACGACATACAATATAGACTTAATATCCTGCAATGCCGGATTGACTGTCCTGAATCCCTTCAAATGTATCTTATGACCACCGATCTCATAACAATCATCCACGTCCATGATATTAAGATCACAACTGATAACCGTCCAGCCGTTAATAACCGTCTGCGTAGGGGTAGTATTGATAGGATGATCGGGGTCGGTAGACTCAACGATCTTATAGTCGAAAGTCTTTACATCCAGATTTCCGTTCAACGACTCCTGTCTCCTGATCTTCACCGTACCCTTTCCGGTATCATAACAAGTCTCAGTGGTATCTATAAGTCGATCCATATAATCCGGCTCCTCGCATTCGATACGAGTGAAATTAGATGGCAAAGAGGTATGTTGAGTACCAACATGGATATCATTGTCTGTAGAACTCAATACATGATGATTATACGACCTAACATGATTTAAAGGGTTGATAACGTAAGTGGATTTAATCCTTACCGATCCTCCCGGTGTCGAGTAACATTCTACCGCATTTCTGGTAATACGATCATCCAACCTTTCTAGAGCACACCTTTCACGGATAAAATCCGCAGGGATATTATTTATCCTATTCCCTAGCCCATACCTATTATCAGACGAGTCCACAATCTCCCAGAACTGGTTTCTTTTCCCAAGATCACCGTCATAAGACACCACATGTCTCATGCGTACGCTTCCGGCTGATGTCTTGTAACACTCCTCGATATCAATAGGCATCCTATCTTCCATATCCGTGAAATCACAAGACACCAAAGAGAATCCGTCCGGGAGGGTAGCCAGTTCGGCCCCCGGAACGAAGCCGGCGTCATCCGATTCAAGCACCTCGAAGCGGACGTATCTTGCCTTTATCTTGGAGTCATAAGAAACCAACCTACGAAGCTTGACATTGCCATTGCCTCCGTCATAACACTCGACATAAGACCTGATGTCACGCTCCTCCATATCGTCGAAATCACAGACAGTCCTTACCCACGTATCTGGCAAGGAACTGAAGCTGGCGCCCTCAGGTTGTGACGGGTCGGTAGTCTCCAGGACTTTATAGTTCTTATCCCTAACTCCTATATTCCCGTCCCATGACGTGAGAACCTCCAGCTTCACCTTACCGGCCGGTGTCTTATAACATTCTACAGTTACCTCAATATCCCGGTCCTCCATATCCGTGAAGTCACAAACGACCTCAACCCAGTCATCGCTTATGCTGGTGATAAACTTACCTACCGGATTCTCAGGATCGGTACTTTGCTTGACGCGATACCATTCCTTTCTGGTACCCATATCGTAATCAAATATCTTATATCCCTCTATCTGCACCCTTCCGGTTCCGGTATCAAAGCATTTAAGCACCGGTATTATCTCCCTTTGGGTCATGTCCGGGAAATCACATACTATACGACTCCATGTATCGGGTATCTTATCATACTCCGTACCGATAGGATTGCTATCGTCAGTCGTATTCACCACCTCATAATGGGATACCTCCGGGTTCAGGCGGGGGTCTACTGACTCAACGCCCTCGATCTGGACCTTGCCCCCTTCCGTGGCGTAACATTTACTTACGAATATCAACTCCCGATCGGTCATCTCCGCTATACCACAATCTATAGCCACCCACTCGGCAGGAATCTTATCCAATTCCGTACCAATAGGCGTATCAACATCTGAAGAGTTGATGATAAATATCTTCTCGGCCAATATCTCACCCTTATTATTCATATAGGTATGGATACGAGCCTCTACCTGACCTCCCGGAGTACGATAACATTGGTTGACGATCGACACACGGGCGTCCTTGATGTTAATGAACTGATAGTCCTTTTTAGGAACCTCGCTTACAAGTCTCTTTACTCCTTTATCATCGAAGTATACGTAACACCCGTCATTCCTCATCATGACCGGATACGTCTTTCCGTCTATAACAACACCGGAGAAGTCATCTGGCGGAACGGAGAAACCCATGCTTCCGAATATAGAGGCCAGTCTCTTTAAATACTCATTTATCGCAGACATAATATCATATTTTAATTCTACTGCCTCAAAGATAACAAAAAAGGGAAGAGAATTGAATCTCTCCCCTTTAGGAAATATATGAACGCAAAAAAGGTTCTTTATTTCGGCTCAGTTACGATGGCCGGGCCAAGACCAGCAGCAGCACCGATCATATTGATCATCTCCTGAACGCCCTCATGAGCGCCGTAACGTACACGTAAGATCAAGTTGATAGGATCATCAGCGATAACCTTTCCGAATCCCTGAGCGTATCTATGAGGATTGAGCGTAATCTGGAAGTCAACGTACTGAGCCGTTTGCTCTACACGACTATATTCGTTCATGAACGTCCGCCCCATGAAATCCTGATGTTTCGGGAAACCGTTGAAATGAGCGTAGCCCTTCAACTCGTCATCCATCATATTACCGCCGACATGAGTACGCGGAGCTTTGCTAGACAGTCTCTCGAAATGAAGTTGATCCCACCAGATAGGAGACCCCTCGTCAAGAGAATCAGGATAACCACCGCTAGCGCCAACGATCTCAACGCTATCCTCGATATAAGTCATTTTATCCATCAAGCACTCTGATGGAGATAACAACATTTCCTTGCCACGGAAACGGATACCGCACTTGCAGTTAGTACCAAGCTCCTGAGCCGACTCCAATTTCTTCCACATCCGGTTGCGGTAGGACGCCGGAGCCTCGCTGGTAAAGAATCCCTCAAACACCTTGTCGCACTCATCACACAACATGTTAGTATATACCGTTGTCTGGAAGCTATGCTGGCAAGCCACAGGAGTACCGTAGTCAGTGATCTCCAGTTCCGGGAAAGCCTGTTTGATTTCCTCCAAAGCACTGTTCCCGCACTCATCATCCGGGATCGTGATATAATACTTCTCGGTGGATACCTTGCAAGAACCACAAGCCGACCAAGAAGCGGTACGAACCGTAGGATTCTCACACATATCGGATGTCTTAGCCACATAGTAGATAATAGCCGTAGGATTGGCCTCCACGAAAGTAGAGATCTCCTCATCCGTCAATTTCTTGGAAGTAGCGGCAATATACAAACCTGATCCCTTGATCTGACTCATCTTATTAACCGTATCGGCTACAACGTTAGGCAATGACTCCACCGTAGTAGACATATCGACACCGTCATCCTCCAAGGAGATAGAATACAGATAACCACCCTTAACCTCGGTATAGTTAGGAGAACAATCCGTACATCCTTTCATGATAGAGATAAGACGTTGAGTATAATCAGCCGGTTTAGCGCCTTTCTTCATCACCTTATAACGTGACATGCTACCCTCAATAGTCTCACGTACGATCTTCAATCCTGGATATTGAGCGCGGACCTCAGCCAACGCCAGATCATCACCAGTATCGCATACCTCCATGCAATAGAAATTGACATCCTCCGTATCAGGCTCAGTAGCCTCGTTAGTACATCTTGTGACCGGAGTGATATCAATATAATCGGACACCTTACCACCACCGGCGATAGGCTGGTTTTTCATCCGCTCGATACACTTCAATACGGCGGGTAACAAATCAACCTCCTCGCAAGGATCGCATTCCTCGCATTGATTAGGGGTATTGTCACAATCATCCAAAAGGATAGCGTCATTGATCTCAACACGACCTTCCTCGTAGCCAAGAAGCTCGAAAGCCCTGCCGGCGAGAATCAATCGGATAACGATACGGTCGCCCTTGGAAACGGAGAAAGCCGTGTCGTCAGAGACACCATTGTATCCTAAGATAACGTCATCGACATAAGCGTGATCCTTCTTCGGCCAAGAAGCGTAAATCTCGGTGATCTCATTCAACGAGAACAGAGGCGTGGAAAAATCCTTGTCATATATAGAACGGGAAGCCGCTTGTTCATTACGACCGATACGGATCTCATAACGCTTGTCATTACGAGGCTTACCGGTAAAATCAATCACGGCCTTACAACCGTTCTCGGAAGTATCTTTAGTATCGTAAATACCGATCTGTCCTTCCTTTAAGAAGATGGAGTCAACATCCACCATCTTAGCGTGTGGGGATACGAAAAGTACCCGGTCTTGCGGTCTGTGCAACATATAATCAATATTTTAGTTCAAAAAATCATTTACCTACGCAAACATAATAATAAAGACGATCACGACAATAAAATAAGATCACGAGTGTATAGGCATATAAATAAATTACATTTTTTGTAAAAACATTATTTAAACCACTTTTTCTTATACATCTTCCTCATCATATCAACAAGTTCATCGAAACTTTTTATATAACCCATATCTATAGCCCATATAAGATTGCCTTGTGTTTGCTCCAATTCCTTTAGCTCAGCTTCCGTGGCCTTATTCCTGATCATACTTTCATGGATATTAAAAACAATATAATTAAGGCCCTTGGCGATCTTAACATAATCTACATCCTTAAATCTAGAAGCCGCCCTAGACAAAGCATTATACCTATCACCAGCCTCTATTCGATTAAGAATAAGTTTATCGGTTAACCACGTAACAACCTCGGCATACAACATAGGATTCAATTCCATAGCTACAAGAACCCATATATAAGGATTACACATAGTTCTCCTGTTCTCGCCCCTACCAACAGTCTTATAAGCACCAAATCTTTTCATTACTTTTATAAGAGACTCTTTTTCAACCATTTCCATAAAAACAGGAAATCCTGTTTCTATCATATATCCTTGTTTTTCAAGAATATAGTATATTCGCTCAGCACTCTCCTTGTTAGAAAGGATATTCTCTATCCTCTTATCATTCCATCCTTCCTGAATCCTTTTCCTGGTATAGGCTTCCTGTAAATCAGTCAACGACATGAAAGACGTTTTAGTGTCTTGCTTGATAGTAACACCAAAAAGATCCCTATCCTTGGAGATCATAACAACATTAGTTTTCATATTATATATATTTAATTATTTAATACGATGCAAATATATAAATAAAAGTTTTACCGTAAAAATATATAGATAAAAAATATTCCAATATAAAATCATTGTACTAAATATTTTGTAAACACAAAAACCATACTTACGATTTCTGGAGTCGGAGAAATCTCCGATTCCAGAAAATATGCATAGGATGATAAAAAAATAAGCCTACCCATTTCTGAGTAGGCTTATCAATCAAAACTAACGTTGTTTATTTAAAGGAAGCCACATTATCCTTATCCATCCTATATCTACTTAGTTCATTCTCGTTAAGGTTGAATTGCTTTGCGACCATATCCAGAATCTCCTCCACCAAAGGATCGGGCAGCTCAGGGTCGATGTCCGTGGACTGCTCGCCGGCGGCGTTGATATACCCCGACAGATCCACCCTGACAGGACGGCGGTAGTACGTCATTTTAACCTCCTCGGTACGGAAGCCTGACTCGTAGACCACGACCTTCCCGTCCCCTATGGAGTAGAATGTCTCACGGTAGTCGTAAGAAGGACGGTTATTATCATCCCCAAGAAGCTCATGGATATTCTCGTTCTTAGCCTCCCACATAACGAAATCAGTGACCTCGCACCCTTTGTACGAGAAAACGCCTTTTATGTTAGAAAACCATAGATAGTCGTCAGGTAAGTTAAAGGACGTAGACTCAGGGTCATCCATCCTACCCGCATTATCCAACGACATCCAATAAACAAGAAGGTTTTGGATGGAGCGTATAGTCTCGTCATCCTTCCTATTTAGATAGTACTTAACCAACCGGTCTTGGGCTTCGTTGAACAACAGCACGAACCTTCCCGGATCCAGCTTAATCCCGCCATTGGCAAGATTCTGCTCGTTCTTCTGCAAAGACCTTAGATACGCTTCTTGGATCGTCATAATTATTCCTCCTTAACCTTATCACCTTCCTCTACGTCATCCTTCTTCTTAATATCCTTAACCTTCTTGGTCTTGGACTTATCATCGATATTAGACATAGACATGATCTCCTCATACTCATCCAAGACATTAGCCTTTATGTTAATAAAGTCTTTCTTGGTAGCCAAGAACTCAGCGGATGTCCGAACGTCAGGCCCTATGATCTGACCATTATATTGCAAGCCGGATGGAGTCATGTTGATACGACCGTTACGTTGAAGGACGTTTACGATACGGTAAAACTCAAGAACTTCCTTGAAATCACCTTCCAATGACCGATCCCAGATATCAAGCAGATAATCAACATTGGTCTTCTTCTCATTCATCCAGTTTGATAGAGATCCTGTATAATACTCATCCTCAGTGAAATCCGGGCGAGTTACGATACCGATGTAAAGAAGAAGATCGATGACAGCCTGACGATCGTCGCCGCCTTTCTTAAGGGCGCTGATAAACTTATAGCTGATGTTCATCTTATTGATCTCACGCTGCTGAACGAAATCCTTCATATTGTCTTTCTCTACGAAACAGAACATGGAGTTCATGAAGACAGGATCGCCATCCATTTCCTGAGGAGTCAACATGCCGGAAAATACAGCCAAATATAAATAAAATAGATCTACGGTATTAGCCGTATTATAAACCTTACCCATGAAGATCTTATCCTTAGCGTCATCCCAAAATTCTAAATTGGTTTGAGATAGATCCATCTGCGACATTTCCTCGAAAGGCTTCATGATATTATCTACCCGCTGTTTGACGAGCTTATCGATCTCATTCTTGTCAAGACCATTATAGCATCTTGATCTTGGATAAAAACCGGTGTTATAGGCCTTGGAGAAATCATCCCAAGGGCAACATACGTGAGTGGCGTTCTCCGGGAACGGAGCTTTAGCTATATTAGCGTCTTGGAAAGCCTGAGGAGCACTTCCATCGTGTTTGCCTACAACCTCATATAAGGTATCTGACATGATATTGAAACCGTTTACCTCGGCCAATACCTTCCTTGATTTTAAAATTTCTTTCATTTCCTTTTTTTGCGTTACTTAAAAAAAGAGGAGAGGACACCCTCCCCTCTAAAAACCAAATTACATATATGAAAAAACTTAGCCGAAGTAGTTCGGTTGAAGCTCGATAATCAAGAACTTACTATTATCCATAACCCAAGCCGCTGAAGCTGAGTGGCACCAGAATTGCTCTTTCATGCCCGGCAAGGATGATACGATCTCATTACCGTTGGCTTTGTGTGCCCAACGACCGTACTCATAACCCCACCACATGCTTACGCCTTCTGGTTTGATATAGAATACGTTGTTATTCATATTACCCAACTTAGCGTTAGCCGTATTAGGAATAGCGGAATATGCGTTAGTCGATCCAGCGTCAGTGATATTCTCAATAATACAAGAATAAGAGGATCTAGGATACATACCATTCACTAACTCGCTACGATCTGTCATGTCAGCGTAATCCAAAGAAGGATCGTGCTCGAACTCGACGTTACCGATACCCGGGATAAACGCTCCCTTAACCTGAACCGGGCCTAAGATCATGGCGTCGTTAGTACCTGAAATAGGATTAGAAGGCAACATCCTATCGCTTCCCATACCCCAGCTTAAGTTCTGCAAGGTAGTGAAGAACGATTCCCTGATCAACTTCTCTAAGTTAATCATAGCCATAGCTCCTACCTTGAACTTAATCTTACGCTCCGTAATAGGAAGATCTTGACGACCACGGAAAATATAAGCGGCAGCGGCCATAAGAGCATCCTTAGTAATACCCATCGGGCGACTATAGTAGATAGTATAACCACGGCGAAGCTGACGGTAGATACCCTCATTCAAATGGATAGGACCATTTTGATCCATAATAATACCACCTTCTTGCCACATCAACTGTCTAGCTTCCAGCTTAACCAACTCAGCCATACAGAATACCTCCAGCGTGGACGCTACCTTAGCCGTACGTAAATCAAGTCTACCATTAACAGTCTTGCCGATAATAGCCAAATCAGGAATATTACCCTCATACTCGCTTCTCATGGCATTCATACGACGAAGGGCGGTCTCCACGAACTCTGAAGTGCTATTCTGGGCGGCCTGCATGGACTTCATACCAGCATACATAGTGGTCTCACCCTCAACGCCACGGTGGTTTCCTAAACGGAATTCACAAGTCATAGAACCGGCCTTGTCAGCTCCAGATACCTTAGAGAACTGGGTACTGTACTCACCAAGAGCATGACCGATCTTCCAGTAACGGATACCCGGACGTAATTTCTCTTTAGGGAAGTATTTGGCCTTTCCGCCGATAACACGACCCCAATAACGCGTCAAATCACCTTCTGTTTTTGAAGGGATCTCACCAGATATAAGGATATTACAGCCGTTAGCGGCGTCATAGGTGATGACATCATAAGCCGTAAACTCAGAGGTATTCAAAACGATATCAAACAAACTACCGTCAATACCCGGTTTTAGATGATGACCTGAAGTATCCTCAGCCGTAACGACAGCGAATGTCTTTGTAACAGGTAAATCATAACGGAAAGAAGCTCCAATACCGTTAACGGAGATCGTAGCACCGTTATTAATCATACCCATATACATCGGAACAGGGTAGTTGGCGATATTAGAGAACAAGTTCAACAGACCTAGATGATTCTTGTCGGGATCCTCATAATACCAGCTCGCCAATGAGCCTAAGTTATGCTCTACGAGCGAAGTCTTATAGTTCTTGGCATCGGTGAAGGCAATAACGTTATCGCCATTCACGGTAGCCGGGAAACTTTTTGTAAGAAACGGATTCATTTTCAATATATTTAAACGTTATACACTCTTTGATCCACTTAGATCAAGGAAGTTAGCCTCTATAGTATCATTATCGATATTATTCTTATTTTGCTTTCCTCCCTTATTGCCAGAAAGAAGAGTGATGGTCTTCTTATTGACCTCCATCTTAGCCTTGTTAGTCTTCTGTTTAAGGAACTCGTCCTTATTCATCAAGAACAAAGCCAGATCAGCGGCCATGTCCGGATTCTTGATAGCCTCCGAATAAGCTTTATCTATAGCCGTATGACCTTGATTGTCTATCGGCTTGGTAACGAAATCGACAGCCTTACCTATCATCGTGTCAGTCAACTGGAATCCTGAGCTTATAGACGTCTTAAGACCTTTCTTATAGATCTTCATCTGCTCAATCAACTCCTGTTTCCTTTTCTCGGATTTTTTCTTCTCCTCCTCGATAAGGTTATCCATCTCCTTTTTCAGGATATCATGGAACTTATTGGCCTTGGACTCAATGAACTCATCGCCCTTGCCAATCATCATCTCCATATTATCCTTTATCTCGTCTTCCGGCATACCCAACATCTTATAATAATGCTGGATGACCGCAAGCTGATCATTCTTGTTGCTCATATCAAGGTTGTCCAAAGGCGCCTGAATGTTCTGATATTGGTTTAGAAGCTGACCTACGTTACCTCCAGCCTTATCCACCTCTATCATCTTCTTCATGAAGTCAGACATAGAACCGGTATCAACCTTATCCTTCAACAACTCATCGGCCTTATCCTTGATCAACCCCTCCACTATATCAAGTAAATCATCTTCTTTTGTGATAGTAGAAAGATCGACTGGCTTATCATCTACCATAATATCAAGGTTATCGATACTGTCGATGATACCTCTAGCGGCCATCTTTTCCAAGAAAGATTTCCCGTTAAACACTGATACCACGTTATTATTATCAGTACCGCCTTCGCCAAAGGAATCCGGGTCTGGGTTGGTAGCGTCGCCGCCCTTATCCCCGCCACCGTCAGCCGCTCCGCCGTCGGCAGGCTCTTCCTTGGTATCACCTACAGGATTACCATCCTTATCATATTTACCCTCGATATTATTCTTATCGCCATCACCGTCACCACGGTAAAAAAGTTCCTCGACACTCATGGTCTTAAAACCCTTAGCGAAATCACCCATGTCATTCATACAATTTCCTTTTTTGCTTTTTACAAAAGTATTATTAATCCAATTACCAATTAAATCAAACCCATTATAGTATATGACAGAATTTTACGCCAAAATGATTACAGATTTTGTAAAAATATTTACAAAACTTGTAATCAATTCTTGTTTATTATCGACGTAAACCTATCTGTATCAGAACGTTTGTTTCTAGCGTCTATCTCCTTTTCTTTTAATTCCAACTTCCTTTTCTCTATCTCCTCACGAGATCTTCGCTCAGCCTCGGCGTTAGCCTGTCTGGTTCTCATATCCTCTTCCTTGATATCAAGATCCCTTTCCTTTAAAGCCCTATCAGCCATAGCCTCGACATAATCCATGCCTTCAGAGTTGTTCTCGGTCCTAGCCGCTTGACCGGCGGCCATTATGCTCTTACCCCTTAAGTCGAAGTTGCCCTTGATATAAGCCAGCTCCTTATCCTTCTCATGCTCATCATTACGTGCCTGTTGCTCGGCCTCTGCTTGTTGCTGGACAAGTCGCTGTTGATTCTGGTATTCTTCCTGCCTTACACGATCGGCGTAAGATCTAGCGTCCCTTCCGATCTGATTCATCTCAGCCGTTGAGTTGGCGCTCATCATCCTAGTGATATCAAGTAAGTCATTACCTAACGTATTTGTCTGTAATATATATTGTTTCAAATTCTCCAATTCCAGACGTTTCTTGGAATTAGAGACAGCCATAACATTAAGATGACGTAACGACAAGCTATTATCCGTAAGACTGATGTAAGCCAAGGAAAGATCGCTATTCCTGTACATCACGGTCCAATCGTATCCTTCCTTCTGGCATACTTGAGCCACGGCTAGATGAATATCCAATGTCCGTTTCTTGAAGTCATCGAAATCATTAAAGTAAGTCTGGGTCTGTAACATAGTAGCGTTAACTCCCTGTTTTACACCCGTAGAACTCTCATATCTCGTTGACTGACCCATTGCCTGTTCGGATATACCTATCATCCTATAAGCCATCATATAGGCGTAAGAAGCCATTTCCATACGGGATCTTATCTGATCCGTATTAGTAAGATCATATACACCAAACTGGTTATATATGCTACTCATCTGCGGATTCTGGTAAGGATTATTCGTATCATTACCACCTACACCCATAAACGATACAGACTTAACGATCTGCATAAAAGTAGCTAAAGCGCCCTTCTTGTCCATCATATCCTTATATTCAGTAGGCAGGAATCCCAAGTCACCTAAGAAGAACTTACCGATCTCCTTCTCGGCGTTGTTGTATAGCTGGTTCATAGCAAGGTTATACATCATCTGGAACGGTTGTATGCGATCAGCGAGACTGGCCCCTATAAATCCCGAAACCGGAATGACATAATCATACAGACTGCTGTCACCATGTATCTGATGAGGTATTGGATCCCCACCAATATATATAGGCTTATCCATTAAATTACCTCCGGTGATCTTAACGCCAAACCTAACCTCAGGAACATACTCCAAGATGTAGGTGTTCACCTCAGGATCACCAACGGCTTCGGCCATAACCCTCTTCACTTTCTTGATACCGTTCTTCTCCAAGAACTCCGGGAGAAGCTCATCTGTCACAAGCTCCTGATCCACCATTCCGGTCTCCGTCATGTAAGTTATTAAGAATATCGGTTTCATGGATACCCAATATCCCTCCATAACCCTAAAAAGGCGAGAGTCTATCTCATATCTCTTGCCATCGGCCATTCCGGAGTTGAAATATCCAAAGGGATGGAAGCGGGGCAAGAAGCGGGGCTGGGTGTGCTCCTCCCCGTCCGGCCCGAAGGTGTGGTATTCACCCATCGGAACGCCGTAGTAATCCTCAGCGGCGACTATAGATTCATAGTCATGGTATCCCTTCCATGGGACAACCTCATTCTCGTACATACCGGTAATAGACGGCTTCTTTTTCTTCCAGTCATACCTAGTACCGTCATTAGATACCCATCCCTCATAATCATCATCACCGCCCATAATACGACGCTTGTCCTTGGCCGTCATCTTATGGCCGTATCTTGATATCAGCTCAACACCCTCGTAATAATGAAGACGACCTACATAAGATCCATATTGCGGGTATTTTACATCAGGATGGAAAACTTCCATAGGACTCCATACCTCCGGACGATAGTAGTCGAAGCCAACGAAATGATTACGGAACATCTTTCCGCTAAGAAGACGATCCCTGAAATTCTCCCTGTCAAGCTCATCCATATAAAACCGGCTACGGTCGGCCTCGATCGTATGATCCCCCCATACCGCCGCCTGCGTCTTCCATCTTGTACTCATGAACCTCTGGATATCATCAGGGGTCATAGACGTCTTGGCCTGTTGGATTTGCTGAACATAAGCCTGACGCTCCTCCTCAGAGTTAAACTCATTGTACGTAGGATCAAGACCAGCCTCTACAAGACGCTGATTGACGATAATATCCCACTGTTCTTGTATATGACGATGAAGTAAGTTTGACATCGTATCCTCATACTCACTTATAGCCATATCACCTACCTCATTAACCGTATACTTATCCTGTAGGTTTGTCAGCCATCCCTCAAAGGCGTTTACGATACCACCTATGATATCATAATGTTTCAAGAAAGAAGGTATCCTTATATCGCTCCTTAGCTTCTGCACGTTCCTTAACTGAGGGATAACATCCGCCATCTCCATAAAAGATAACTTACCATCCGCCATCAGATAATAGTCACGGTACATCTGGTTACGATCATACTGTTTCAACCCTATCGTCTCAAGAGCGTCCATACAATCCTCCTTCCATTTTCTGTTCTTTTTCTTCGTGGAAATAGCCTGAGGAGGTAATCCTAATAACGCTCCTTTTGCTGGAAACGAATGATCTCTATTAAACACTTCCATGATTATTCAATTTTATTTACAACAAAGATAGGCGTTTAATTGACATTCATTTACCTAAAAGCTCCTATAGATACCGATCCAAATGCAGAGGCATATATCTCATGGTGTTTATAAGCATCTTCCTTACGAGCGTTATTCATCTCATCTATCTTCGATTTAGGCATGTAGTTATTATCATCAAAATACCTAGCGAGAACCAACGCATGTCCGAACGCTATTATCCTATCGACGTTCAATCCGGGCTTGTACTGTATTATTTCATCCAGTAGAGCTATATCATCGATCAACTCAATACCCTTGACCGTTATATCAAGACCAGTACTATCATCATATCCGATAACGAAATCCTGCCAACAGTAATCCACCACACACGAGAAGAGCAGGTTTTGATTCCCGGGGGTAGGGTATAGACCTAACTTGCTGTTCTGCCTGGAGCCGGCCTTCACATACTTATTGGCTATAGCCTCACCAGCGAATAAGAAGAAAGATGCCGGCATACCGCTCTTCCGATTAAGATACTGCTCATACATCTGGTCAGCGTTCTCCATAAGACATATAGCACCATATCCCTTCTGAAGCACCTCGCACGTACGGCAGAATTGGTCTATAGATGATGGGCGGGATACGTAAGAGGCAACTATTCTATAGGCATAAGGATCTCGGATACCAACACGCCTTTTGAATATATAAAAGGATCCCAATGAAGGAGTATCAGACTTGGCCTGCTTATACGGATCTTGGCCCGCCACATAAATAAAATCATCAAACCTATTAGATTGAGGCATCTCGAATATCTGAACAGGAGCATCAATAACACCTCCACTAAACGGGAAACCAGCTAGCTGTTTATTAGATTTAGTAGTACCAAGCTTATTGCCCGATTCAAGAAAAACATCACACAGCATGCCGCTATATTGCCCTGACTCAAGTAAATCATTCTTATGCTTGATAGCGTACTCTACCGGGAATAGGTTCTGGGACGAGCTTAAAAAACAGTCATCAATCGTAAATGGATAGAACATGGTATGAGAAGTGTACGCAACCCTATCTTTTGTAGATAGTTTCTTCCGTTCCTCATTAAGTTTATTGGTACTAGCCTCGAAATCAGTAGCGTCGATCTTGATCTTATTAAGCTTCTTGTCGTCAGGCTTATCCAAATAATGACCTAACCCTATCGTTCTCTTGACACCGGAGTTAGCCATCTGACCGGGAACGAACATCGCCCATTTCCGTTCTTTCCATGTTTTCCCTTTCATGGCTCTACGATTTAAAATATCCCAGTCCATAACCAGAAGATTGTAGGTCTCAGGATCAGAAAACATTTCTTGAGCGTCCTTGGATAATTCTACCTCACCACCAGTACCAGCCAAGATAGGGCTAAGACGCCAGCCGTAAGGAGTGTTGTAGGAAGGCATAGCGGCAGTGTACGGCTTCTTGATAGGTCCCTTACCAACCTCGTCGAAAATAGCCGTAGCCGGTGTCAAACCAGCCGTCTTCTGAGTGGAGGTCTTCCTACCCATGTTGATGTTGGCTATAGAAATAATGGCATGGATATCACGTACTCCATTGGACATCCTCTTGCCTAATGTAACGCCCGAACTCCAGTCGGTCTTGGTCCTGTTGATCCTGAAAAAAGGATGCACATGATCAAGACCATACTCACAATACTCACCTATATTAGATAAATCGCTATCGCTGAAACCTACCACGGAATGACTAAGCCCGATCGTCATGGTAGCGTTCATCTGAAGAAGGGATGACATGATAGTCGTATTATGGGATACGACAAAATTGGTAGTAAGAAACTGATGAGATTTATTATCTACCTCAATACAAGTAGCCTTATACTTCCCGTAATAATCTATATCGGATATCCTAAGTCTGTTATGGGTCTTGGATATATACATATCATCACCATCCATGACGCAATAATATCCCATAGACCAGAATATTCTTCTTACGAAGGATATAATATACTCACTTTTGTAAACGACCTTAAAACGATCGTCACCAGTACTTATGCCGCAAGCTATCTTCATGAATGAGCTTATAAACAACTCTTTCTGTTTTTTGGATGAATAAATAATATCATCCATCTCCTTATTGCTTAACTCGAAGATCCTGTCGGTAGATCCACAAAGGAAAGAGGCGGTCAGAGACCCAAGGAGATGGGGCGACATCAGCCACCGCCGCTCGGGGAAATCCACGGCCTCCCCTATGTCTATGGTCATCTTCTGGAAGTCAGAGTGGATGATACCCATAGTGCTCATGACTTTATAATCACCATGATATTTAACCTTCCACTGATGTTGACCGCAACATACTATACTGCGCCCATCCTCAAACGTAACCTTATACATATCAACGAACCCTTGAGGATATACGCCTACTACAGTCGTAAGCTTACCATCATCGCCATATATGATATCACCGATATCAGCGAACCCTATCTTCTTAGGTCCATAAGGAGTATATATCAGCTCCGAGTCCAGAAGGGCCTTCCCAAAACGACGGGTACCGAACATCCCCAGCCCTTTCTTCTCCTGACGGGCACGTTGGTACATCTCGGCGAAAAACCATTCATTATCACGTAACCGGCTGATAGCCGGAACACGCTCTCCATTTGGAAGGTCTTGAAATACGGGAAAGAAATTAACATGCCAATAAAGCCATGGCGGGATGAACGTACCGTTGATAGTCACCCCGTTCTTGACCTTATAAGCCTCCTCCGTGAAGAACTGCTTAACATCATCATCCTGATCCTCCCATCCGAACAGATCGTTCCATATAGGGGGATTCTTCATGTTTACATAAAATTCTGGACTCGTGCTTAAACTCATGATCGCATATTTTTTAATACGGATTCTATACCACCGGAAACCTGTCCCTTACGTTCCTTCTTCTGGACATTGCTGACACTCCTGTATACATCCATGATTCCACTCTTCTCCATATACGAGTCATTCCATACGTTGATCTTATCGATCAGCTTGGATATGAAATCGAACGCCCTAGCCATATCCTCAGGCTTCTCCTTATCCCATGGATGCTTGGCGATATACGTCTTGGCGTCATCCACGGCCTTGGATATGACCTCAAGATTATCGTTTACCCGATCGACGTCCTTACTCGTCGGCTTTCGTCTTCCCTGTGGCATTGGCTTTCATGTCCTTAAAATCGTTATACTGTTTCATAAGAAGCTCATAAGATTGAACAACCCCGATCTTACTTACTTCCGTCACGCTCATGTCATGGAACATATCCTCAAGCTCCTTGTCAGCATATCTCAGACGTTCCTTATCATCATAAAACACGAATCCAGATGTTCTGTCTTCTATAATGCTCTTGGCGGTGGACGCATATGTCGTATCTAAATCCAGATCCATACCGAAGCTGGTAGCCAACTGGATTATGAACATCAACCTAGAATTGACTTTTACAGCCTCTATATTCAACATCTGTATCTTATGGGTCATCTCATGAAGAACGACAAAATCCTCCTCTTTTATCAATGAAGATGATTTAAGGGCTATCTTCTTAGTCCTATCCTCAATATCGCTATACAAACGCTTGCTCTCACGTTTTATGGCTATCCAATGCCTTATATGAGTATCCGCCTCTTCTTTAAGATAATCCCTGATCTCTTTCTTAATATCCTTATCCTCTTCCATTATAATCACACGTTATAATCATTATTATTTAATTCGATCTCATCACTGATGCTTTGGTCTATAGACCTCAATAAATCCCTGGTACTAACATCCCGCAAGAAGCGGACATTACCACCATTAGCCCTAGCTATCCTCCTTAAAGCGGAGTAAAGTATATCACCCAACGAATATTCGGGCAACTCACGGCATCCGACTTCCATGACAATAAGGGCATGGATACGGTCATCTATCTTGCTTCTTACGAGATTTCTCACGGCATTATTTATAAGCTTCCCCTATAATACGTAGCGGGAAATGTTTGAAATTACGTTCAGGATCGTTCTTAGTATAACCCATAAGAGATAGATGTTTCTCAAAATGACCTTCCGAGTATTTTGAGGTATCTAACGTCATCCTAAATATAATTCTATTCTCATTGTCAGGATGTTTGTTATATGATACATCTCCCATACATCCACATCCGAGATGATGCTCCTTGACATGGAAACCATCATTATGGGTGATAAATAACACGATTTCTATCTTATCACCTATTTTCTGATCAAAAATATTTAGATAAAACTCGCTCTCATCATCCGTCAGTCCTATATCAAAGAAATCGTTAGGGCACTCAATATTAAAATCGTTATGATCGGCTGTTATCACCTCCATAGCATTCCATTTAGCTTTCTCACCCTCCACGAACTTCAACGGGCATACCTCTGTCTTCATCCAAGCCTTTTCTTTGATAAAGCAACCACACAGCGAGCATGCCTGTCTTCCCATCAATCTTTGCAGCAATACCTTAGCTGGTAACTTAAAGAAAGCTATATTAGAAGAGTTCTTAGGACATTTCTTGCATAAATAAAGACGATTCTTGTACCACTCCGGATAATCCTTCTCATCCTTAGGAATCCTGCCCAATAAACTGTCTTCCCAAGCTTGGGCTATTACTTGGGCTTTACCAATTGTTTGCATATTATTTTTTAAATTGTTGTTGTTGAAAATCCTGTAACTGTTCCCATGTCATGCCATACCGGCATTGGTACATAGCCTCATGATTGTCACGTATAAGGGGATCTCCGTTCTTCAATCCCTCCATACCTTCTATCGCCTTTATCTTCTTATCCAGACAATCAAGCTCAATAGGCATCCTTTCGTCTGGATAACGATTACCCTCCTTGACATATATACGACGTATCTTATCACGTCTTACACGCATCTCACGGAGATTGCAGATAACGTATCCGATAAACGGTATCCTGATAGATATATTATCGGTATATCTGGCGAGATGATGGATATAAGATACGGATGCTTTCATGCACCATTCGACCTGCTGCTTGGTAAACTTCCCTCCAGATCTTCTCACCACCTCATCGATAATATCCCTGTCGAACGAAATAAGACTCCTATCCATCGATATTCAATTTGTTTCTCTTGAATACGAATCCCATTACACGGGTGTCATCACCCTCTCCGTCAAGAACAAAATAATTACGTAGGCTTCTCATCTCAATAGACAGCTCACGGGTACGGAAATTTCCGTTCTTCTTGTCTACTAAAAAACCGCCACGCTTTAGCTCATTGTTAAGGACAGCGATATAAGATTCCTTCTGTCCATAACAATCCATATACTTGGCCCTGGTATCATCCGAGTATCCGTAGTTGATGTAGAAAGAAAGTAAGTTTATCGTCCTTTCAGTAATCAAGCTCCTACCCTTGGAATCCAGATAGCCGTTGTATATCCTTAAGAACTGCTGGATCATATCCAACCTAGTATCATAAGGCAACGCAAATACGAAAGCTTTCCTCTGTTCGGCCATATAAAATTAGTTTTCGACAAAACTACTTAAAAAAAATATCGTTGTCAAGAAATTATGCCATAATCAACATAATATATGCTGATTAGCATGTATTTACGAACATCCAAAGGGAAAAGGTGGTGGAAATGGAGGAGGAAAGCCAGATAAGTCCACCGTAAGCCACGGCAACGAGGTCAGTTGAGCACCGGCCATACATGCCTCCGAGCGGCGGTGGACAGCCCTATCCTGCCTCAAGGGACATGACCACCCCTTTTCCCTTTGGATTCCTTCTTGCTATGTTATGGGATATAAAGCCAAGGGGAAATGGGAAGCCTTGGGCGATGGAGCCTGCCGTAGAAGATACGGACGGCCGGAGCGCGAGCGATCGTACAAGACCTCGCTTTTTCTTCTTTGGCTTATGCTCCACCCGATCCCCCTACCGGGGTACCGGCTTCCGGTATAGGATACGGCTTCTACCAGGTTTAGCCTGCGGTATCCTGCCTGACGGCACCATACCTTGGCGGTAAAAAGCAATGTTTTATTAAATAGAGACTTTAAGTGGAGTACACAGGAACTCGACGTCAGGAGAGGTTCTGTGTACGGATAGAGATATTAGAAGGTAGTATATGTTTATAGAGTTAATTATATTTAATAAATATACCTATTAACGCGCGCGTAACAAGTAGGTTGAGAAAAAACGATCGTTCACGCGCACAGCGTTTTACGAACATTACCTACCCTCCTTAAACAACAAATGGGCGACCTTCACAGGCTACCCATCCATCCGAATAACTTGTTTCGTATTGATGAAACTTGTATATTCGCAGCAAATAAAAAATCTCATGGAGACAAAGGTAGCACTTTTACAGAAAATGAAATCAAATTTCGATAAGATTCTTACCGAAGCATATATCCCAAAAGATATACAAGCAAAAAAAGATGAGCTTGGATGCCTAAGGCTTCCGGCAGGATCACTTGTCTGTCCAGTAGATTACAAACCTGTAACTAATAAGGACGGGAAGAAGGTTACGGCCGTAAAATACTCGAACAAGAAAGATAATATAAGAGGTTCCGGTATGGTTATAGAAAAGAAGTGTAAGCAGGTAACGGCTTATCTTTCTATCATAAATGTACAGAAGCATGTATTTTTAAGAAATAGGATGAGAGATGGTTACCGTGACCGTATCGAGATCAATACCGATGATTTTATAGATATCCTATCCGATGGCATAGCTTATTTCTGCTACAGACATGTTATAGAGAACTGCCATGAGGATATAGACTATCAGCTAAAGACGCTTAAGGCTTACGCAGAGGGCGAGATAAGAATAGCTTTATCTGATATCATGATCTACTCGTATAAGGCTAAGAAGAATGAGGATACGAAAGAAATATTCGTAGGTAAGAAAAGATCCGTATACAAATGTCTGGATAAGAATTTAAGCTCAGACGAAAGACGGAATATGGCTAACAAAAGCCGGAAACTTGATCGGGTAAGAATCCTTTCCAAGATAATATTCAGGGCCAGAACCAGAAACGTACATCATATATACAAAGTAACTAAAAGAAAGACAATTAAGTTCAATGTAGCATACCTTCTTAATGAGTTGAATAAGAAGCTTGCGGGAATAGGCATGCATGAGATATCTCAGTCAACTATATACAGATACATAAGCATGTTCTTAGGCATGTGTAAGAAGAGTATATCCGATTTGTATGACGAGGTAAAAAAAAACAATGGAATAGCGAATGCCAAAGACAGGAAGAACGTAACTATCGGACACCTAAGACTATCATACAGAGGAAAGATAATGCATATAATCATCGCCGAAGATTTTATAAAAGACGTCTTTTTAGGGGTAAAAGGGTTCGAGATGAGTAAAGCTGGATGATTTGAGTATCAGATATAAAATTTAATATTTATATATTATTCACATTTATTTTTAATAGTTAATTATAACTATTCGTATCTTTGTACCATAAACCTAAAAAGATATGGTAAAAGAAGATTTTAAAAATGAAAACGACCTCCTTCGTCATATTATGACGGTGGATAAAAACGTGGAGCAGGGTCGTGCCTTGAAGAAGATTTTCACCACTAGGGAGAATCTGTTCATTACCGGTAGAGCTGGTAGTGGTAAAAGTACGTTCATGAGACGTATCGTAAAGTTCTTGGGTAAGTGCGTTATCGTAGCACCGACTGGAGTGGCGGCGTTGAATGCCGGTGGACAGACCATTCATTCGTTCTTCTCTATAAAGAACGATCCTTACATTCCTTCTATCGAGAGAGGTATGTTGTCGAATAAGGTGGATGTAAGTCCGTTTATGAAGAAGAAGATCAAGAATCTTGATACTATTGTCATTGACGAGATCAGTATGGTAAGACCTGATTTGCTTGATGAGGTGGCTGACATACTTAGACAATGCAGGCGTAGCAAGGATCCTTTCGGTGGAGTTAGGTTGATTATGTTTGGAGATCTATCACAACTACCTCCTGTGGTGACGGCGGATGATTTTATCGACAAATATTATGAGAGCCGGTTCTTTTTCTCATCAAAGGCATTAAGAGCGTCAGGATTCTCGGTCATTACCTTCGAGAACGTATTCCGTCAAAAAGATCCTCAGCTTCTTTCCGTACTTGAGGATATAAGATGTGGGGTTATTACCGACGAGTCAAGACAGATATTGGATAGTAGGGTCAAGTATCCAGATAATATGGATAATACTATAATTATATGCTCAACTAACAAAGAAGCTTATGAGATAAATAAGACTAATCTTGATAAGATCAATAATAAGGTATTTAAGTTCGATGCTACTGTATTCGGGGAGAAGCCTGTAGCGCCTTGCGAGGATGAGCTTATAGTAAAGGTAGGGGCTAAGGTCATAATAACCAGAAACGGCAACGGGTATGTCAATGGCTCGATGGGTATCATAACCAGCATAGATACTGTTGATGATACGATATATGTTCATCTAGATAACGATACTGAGGTGGAGATAACCAAAGAGAAGTGGGAGAAGATGAAGTACAAGCAGGTAGATGATTCCCTTGAAGGCATTTCTTGCGGCTATATAATACAATATCCATTGAGGTTAGGATACGCCATAACTGTCCATAAATCCCAGGGAATGACTTTAGATAATATATTTGTAGACATCAGCAGAGCCTTCGAGATAGGACAGATATATACCGCTCTTTCAAGATGTAGGTCTATAGACGGTCTTTATCTAAAATCAGTTCCTAAGGAAGATATGGTACTGCTAAGCGATAAGATATCTGACTTTATGGATAAGGTAGATGAGAATGAGGGTGTTTTGAACCCAGAAAAGATATCTGATATCGGGAAGGATATGATCAAGAAACAACAAGATTTATTTGACTTCGAACAATACGGATTATAATGGCTAAGAAAGAACTTTTTTCAGACGTAGATGAGTTAGTATCATCTTTAAATAAAGAGCTTGGAGAAGGCTCGATAATGAACTTCGGCGATGATAAGCCTATAATATCCATACCAAGGGAAAGCACAGGATCGCTGGTGGTGGATAAGGCCCTCGGCGGCGGATGGGCGGTAGGCCGGATTCATGAGCTGGTCGGGATGGAATCTTGTGGCAAGACCATGATGTGTACGTTAAGTATGATCGAGTTCCAGAAAAAGCACCCCGATAAGCTGGTAGCTATAATAGACGTGGAGAATGCTTTCGATATTGAGTACGCTAGGAAAATGGGGTTGGATATAAACCGGTTCTTGATCTCCCAGCCAAGCTACGGTGAGCTGGCTATTGACATTACAGCCAAGTTAGTCGAGTCCGGGAAGGTCGGATTTATTGTCGTGGATTCCGTAGCCAATCTGGTACCGAAGAAGGAGATAGAGGGTGATATGGAAGACAGTAACATGGGATTGCAAGCTAGGTTGATGTCAAAGGCCATGAGAGTCCTTACCGGTATCGTTAACAAAAGCGATTGCGTTCTGGTATTCATCAACCAATATCGGGAGAAGATCGGTGTTATATACGGCGATCCTAAGGTAACGACCGGAGGTAACGCCCTTAAGTTCTATGCCTCTATCCGTATGGAGATGGCGAGAAAGAAGGTTATAGTAGGCGAGGACGGATCTTCAGTAGGTCATGAGGTCAGGATAAAGGTGCTGAAGAATAAGACAGCCGTTCCGTTCCAAATAGCAGAGACAGCCTTGTATTATGGCGTGGGGTTTGATAAGGAACTTGAACTTTTGAAGTTATGCGAGGAAACCGGTATCTTTATCCGTAAAGGATCATGGTACTGGTACGGGGATGTTCGTGTAGGGAACGGAGTCGATAATACGTTAAGTATCATGAGGGATAATCAAGAATTGTGTCAAGAATTAAGAACTAAATTGAATTTGTAATCATGGCAATAGGAGTAAAATTTGTAGACGTAATACCGTCCAGTGTAGAGAACGCTGTCGAGGTTAAGAAAGGGGATGTGAAGAACTATCTGTTCGTAGGTATTCCCATGAGTGAGTTTATTGGAAAGAGATATGAGTATGAGGGATTCATATACATGTGCCTACAGGGTGTCACCGGTGGCACGGAACTTGGCGGAGATATAGCCATAGCCGTATTGAGACCGGTTCGCCCCGCCGTCGGGCAGGCATCTTATCATTTGGTATCGTATACACCTCTTACGTATACGAGATCTGATGTGGCGATATTCCTTCGCAATGGTGATTTTAAGGTTGTTAAACGTGACGATTGTAATCTTATCTGATCATGGGAACATATATATCGATAAAATCAACAGTAAACGCATTCAGGTACGGGATTGATCCTATACCTGAATGGTTTGATAAGATATCCCAAAGAACCAAGGAGCTTGATGTGATGGTTGACGGTCACAAGGTAAAGGCTTTGGATATAATCATAGAAAATGGCATTCTACGGGCTTTTTACGGTTATTATATAGGTATGTATCCGGATAACTCAATACAGGTGTTTAGACCGGAGGATTTCCATTTATTATATACGTTGAAGTTATGAATATATCAATAGGTATAGATCCGGGTATAGACACCGGAGGATTGTCCATGATCCCGGAGAACGGGGATATTAAGGTAATTATGACTCCAAGGATATCGGTTAAGGGGGATATAGATCTTAGGGCTATATCAAGCTTCTTCCTCGATGCCGCTGACAAGATCCAAGAAAAGGGAGGCGGGACGCTGGCGATCGCCGTCGAGGACGTCCATAGCATCCACAACAGCTCGGCAGCCAGCAACTTCACCTTTGGCGGGAGACGCCGGGAACCGAACGCCCTATTCGCTATGATGGTGGAGATGATGGAGCGATACGGATCTCACCCGGATGTTAGGTTCATGTTCGAGGAGGTGCAACCAAAGACATGGCAGAAGGAGCTTCATACGACAGCCGATCGGGTGTATACGGCGGCGAAGTTAGACACGAAGGCTACCTCCATCCGATGTGCCATGCGCCTTTTCCCTTTGGTTTCTTTCGTGAAACCATGGTCAGGAAAAGGAGTACAACCTACTAAGATACAAGACGGCATGTGTGACGCTACGCTTATAGCCGAGTATATTAGACGTAAGTTTAAACTATTTTAATACTATTAAGTATTTATTGTATTTGTATTAATATAATTATGATTATATTTGCGATGTAATAAAAAGTTGTTCGTTATGCTTATAAGATGCTTGTCGAAGTCATTAAATGAGAAGTTGGGCAAATTGGAGACGGTTGTTAAGAATGCCGGTCCCAACTCCCTTTATAAGGATCTTAAGATAGATGTTGTCAATAATCTGGCTTATATCACTTCCGTAAATGCAAAGGTATGTGTTATAGAGCGATTGGAGGTAGAGGCTGACTCTAACTTCTCTTTCTTGGTAGAGGCAAGCTCTTTTATTAAGTTCATGAAAAAACAGAAGAATTGTGAGATTACGATACTGCTTTCGGATAGAAAAGATCAGATCACGATCCACTACGCTTCTGGTGAGTATAGTTGTCCGGCTTTTGATATCAATACATTCCCGCAGGTACATAAGATACTTGATGGAGGAATTAAGGTTAAGATGAGCGATTATGTTTCGGTTCTTAACAAAGCCAGCGATTATACGGAGGTAGATGACTTTTATCCATGCATCGAGAATGTGGTCATTGATATTGATGATATTAATATTAATATAGTAAGTACGGATAGAAATACTATTTACAGGTATTTTGTCCCTAATCAGGATAAGGTAGAGAAGATGTTTATCCCGGTATCGAACGAATCCGCGATATTGCTTGATAAGCATATCGATAAGTCATCGGATATGTTGTCTATAAAAGTGGACGATACTAAGACTTATTTCTCTACGCCTGATATGGATATGTATGAGACCCATTTTGAGGGTAATTATCCAAATTGGAGGTTCGTGGACGAGCATTTTGTCAAAACAAGTACCTATGTCTTTGATAAGGATCTACTCGTCCAAGCCCTCCAAAACAATCTTAAGGTAAATGAGTTCGATCATTGCAAGTTGATATTTACCGATAAAGGATGCGGTATTATGTCAGAGAACCCGTCTTCCGGTAAATCATGTAAGGAGAGACTTGCTTCTTTGTCTTATCATGGTGAAGATATTATATGTAACGTATTATGTGGAAGATATCTTGGTATTATAAAAAGCGTCTCATGTAATAGGGTGGTTATCGAGCATGATCATAAATCTCATTTCAATAAGATTTATGGGGAGGATAATAAGAACGAGTATTTCTTGTCATCATCAGTTATTGTTTAATATTTAAAAATACATAAAATGGGAGTTAGAGAAAATTCATCAGGTGGTAATAACCATTACTTTAAAGTAAGTGGTAGCGGATTATTATATCAGTCATCAAGAGAACCAAAGGAAGGTTTCGAGGAGCATATAAACGAGAAGACCGGAGCCGTTTCTTATTGGAGGGTATTCTGGAACGGTATCGAAGGTTATTTGTCTGATATCAATGTGCGAGAAGTGGAGTTCAATGGAATAAATGCCAAATACTTATCCATAAAGATAAGTGATGAGGATGGTAATTACTTTATAAACGTTCCTTTGATGACTCAAAAAGGAGGTATCAATAATTACGTTAAGTCACTGGTAAGGTACTTGCCTAATATCGACCTGAAACGTAAGGTGGTGATCAATCCTGCTCATGCTAAGAAAGGGGATCAATATGCTCCCGGTAATTTTTTCATTTCATACGCTAGGGAAACTCCAGATGGGAAGGACGAGCTTATCCAGCAATATTATAAGAATGGGCAGAATGGATGGCCTGACAGGGTTGAGAGTACTGATATAATGGGGAATAAGAAGTTTGATTATACGACCCAAGACGCTTTCGCTTATCAGGTACTTAATAAATATATCCAAAGTATTAAAGCGGATGGCGTGAGACCGGTTCAGTCTCCAAGCCAAAACAACGCTGGTGAGGCTATAACGCAAACGCCCCCACCGTCATACGCTACGCAGGCTCCATCGCAAACGCCTCCTCCATCATACCAGCAGGCTCCGCAGCAAGCGCAAGCCCCTTTGTTTGGAGGTCAACAACAACCTCCTCAATATCCTCCTTTTGGAGACGACAGTGATCTTCCATTTTAATTAACTAATTAAAAATCAGAAAGTTAATGGAGAGTAATTTCAATATATCTACTAAAGTGAATCGTGTCTCGATGCCTACCCAAAATAAGGTAGATACGGTTATGAAGAACCTAGGGCATCGATCTTGTATAGCGTATTCCGAGGAAAAGGATATGTATTATAAGGATGGAGAATGGGTAGCGTCAGATCTTGACGCTACTATCTTACCTCTTAGGGAGATGTTCGAGAAGACATCTGATTTTAAGTTAGGACTGAAGATCGTTTATTTAATAATCAAATTATAATGGCCAGTATTGAGGATATTAAAAAGCTTCTGGAAAGCAAGTCGTTTACATCAGCCAGAGACCTTGATGAGCTTGAGGAGAAGCCAGATGATAAACAAAACGAGGTTAGATTGAATTGCGACCCTATGGTAGGGATGATGGAGGAAGAGGGGAAGATCTTCCTTAACTCCGTAAGATTCTCGAAAGCATGGAACTCGTTGGGTAAGGATATTCCTATCAAGCAGGGTAATGCTTTCCCATTAGGACAGGGTGATGTCCTTGATATAGACACAGGGGTATGGGCGTCGTTCCCGGATAATACCATAGGGGTGTTGATGATGCTGCCGTCGTTTACCGGAGATACGGGACTTACTTTGGTAGGATCACCGTTCGTCTCGTCTAATAACGGGAATATCATGATCAGGGTCACTAATGTCCGTAAGGATATGGCTATAGTCGAGAAAGACAAACATATAGCTGAGTTAATTATAGTCGGCAAGATAAAAGGCGATATTCGTAAAACTTATAACAGTAATGAACATTCTCGCGAATAATACATAATTCATGCAAACCATAAAACATTTGCATCGCATTATGTATAATAGCTAAAAGCTATTCCGATTATTAGCCTAAGCCTTGAGACAGAGGCTACGTTATTTGAGAATATATAGTTACCAAGGAATGTTTACCCAAGTTCCTTGCTCTAAGGTAGGTAATTAAACAGGGATTGTATTTGGGTTCCAGTGTTGCCTATATAAAACCTAAAAATAACATTGGCGATGGGTACTTACAGGAGAAATCCTGACTTATGTTGAATAAACATTGAATTAGTTTGTAAAATGGTGTATGTACAAGACATAGATGGTAAACCGATGATGCCTACGACAAGGCATGGGAAGGTTAGGAGGTTGCTTAAAGCAAATAAAGCAACCGTAGTGAATCTTTGTCCGTTTACTATTCGTCTTACGTACGCTACTTCAGGTTACAAACAAGAAATTGTGTTAGGCGTTGACGCAGGTACAAAACATGTTGGTCTATCAGCAACGACGAAAAGCAAGGAGCTTTACAGCAGTGAAGTTATTCTTAGAAGTGATATTGTAGAACTTTTGTCTACAAGAAGAGAGTTAAGAAGAACGAGACGAAATAGGTTGAGATACAGGAAGCCTCGTTTTGGCAACAGGGTAAAAAGCAAACATCATGGATGGGTAGCACCTTCGGTGAGACACAAAGTTGATGCTCATGTCCGTGTTATCGACAACATCTGTTCTACCCTGCCGATATCCCGTATCATCGTCGAGATTGCCCAATTTGATACACAAAAGATCAAGAATCCTGACATCTCCGGTAACGAATATCAGGAAGGAGATCAACTTGGTTTTTGGAATGTCAGGGAATATGTCTTGGCAAGGGATGGGCATAAATGTCAACATTGTAAAGGAAAGTCGAAAGACCCGATCCTGAATGTTCATCACATCGAATCTCGAAAAACAGGAGGTGATTCACCATCCAATCTCATTACCTTGTGTGAAACTTGTCATAAGGAATATCACAAAGGGAATATTGATTTGAAGGTGAAACGAGGCAAGTCGCTTCGCGACGCAGCCGTAATGGGAATCATGAAATGGAAGTTGTACGAGGAGTTGAAATCGAGATATCCAAACGTTTCAATGACTTTCGGTTACATCACGAAATACAATCGGATTAAATATGGAATTGAAAAATATCATATTTCTGACGCCTTTGTCATTTCTAAGAATTTCAACGCTTTAAGGTTGGAATATCATTACAAAGTAAGGTTGGTTAGAAGGCATAACCGTCAAATCCATAAACAAAAGGTTTTAAAAGGAGGGGCTAAAAAGCCGAATCAATCTCCTTTTGAAGTTTTTGGTTTTCGTTTGTTTGACAGGGTTATGTTTGAAGGCAATTATTACTTCATATTTGGAAGACGTAAATCGGGTAGTTTCAATATTCGTGATATCAACGGCGGTAATCAGCGGAATGTTACGTACAAAAAGTTGAAATTATCAATAGGTAAACGTTTTATGATACAAAAAGAAATGAATTGATTAATTTAAATGAAGATATGAATATGTTCGGATTGAAGATAGTAAAGAGTAGCTATATAAATACTCTAAAACAGGATCTTGATGAGGCTATTAGCTATTCAAGTAGATTAAAAAGAGATTATGAGGATTCCCGCAAGAAGATAACGGAATTAGAAGAGAAAGTAGGGTATCTTGAAACTCTTTCCGATTCCCTTAATATGGATATAGAGCAAAAGGATTCTATTATAATTAAGATGGGTAATGAGCTTAGTAAATCAAGAGAGATATATAATGAGTCGGTAAAAGAGAAAGAAACTCTTAAACGGGCTTATATGGATATCGAGAAGAAACATAAACTATCATCTAAATTACTCGATGAGGCTAGAAGAAGATATAAGGAACTTGAGGACCAGAATAAAATTATGTCAGATCGTATCAAGTATCTGGAGGCAGAGATTTTAGACATCGATGTTCCTAATGAGGTTGTTGTTGATGAGGATAAGATGGATCCTAACTCAGGTCATATTGATATACCTGAAAATAACGCCCCTGAGGTCGCTGATGCCGGTATTGACGTAAATGTCGAGAATAAGGCGGAGGATAAGAAGAAATCTAAGAAACGTAAAAAATCTAAGAAAAGTGAATAAGATCTTGTTTTTCTTGTTAACGTTATTTACCTTAGCGGTTGTCGGATGCAGTACGTCAAGAACCTATTATACGGAATATGATACTACTGACATATCTTATGTAGTGGATTCTATAGTGTCTTCCGGGACCGTGATGGGCCAATGGAAGGAGTGGCGGTTTACGCTGGACGACGGCCGGGTCGATAACTTTGGCTTCACCGCCCTATACGACGCCAAGGGAAAGGCTAGAGGGTCTATACAGGTAAGGCAAAGATCCGATACGTTTAATATCAAGATAATTGATTACCATAAAAAGGATAAAAAATGAGTTACGGGTTAGGATATATACCATCCCCTGTGGATGACAGAGACGCTATCATGAACATGCAGCATGAAGCTGTTCCTGATGAGTATAAGGTCAATGACGTTGATAGCGTAGTGGATCAAGGATCTTCTCCTATTTGCGCCGCTGTAAGCTTAGCTGAGATACTTAACTGGAGAAAGAGTATAAGGGCTATTAAAAGACCGGCTAAGATCTCTCCCTACGATATATATGATCTGAGAGAGGATAAGGATCAAGACGGGATGGTTCTTCGTGACGCTATCAAGTCTATCAAGAACGTAGGCGTAGATGGGGAGAAAATAAACAGTTACGCTAGGATCATAGATCCGGTATCGGCTAAGGTAGCTTTGATGCTGAATGGGCCTCTGGTTATAGGTCTGTATTGCTATAATTATGGTAATCGATTCTGGCAAGGCCAAGGGCAGAACTTGGGAGGTCATGCCGTTATCCTCACCGGCTGGGACAAGGCCGGCTTCGTCCTACAGAACAGCTGGGGGACGGGATGGGGTAGGTCTGGTATAGAGACGTTCCCGTTTGAGGATTGGTGCTATATGCTAGAATGTTGGACAATAGTTTCATAAAGTTGATAGGTGATTATATATAATTTTACACTAAAAAATAGCATATAAATAGGAATTTATAAATATTCTATTTATATTTGCGCTATGTATTTGGTGGAACAACATATAATTACCATTAACGATAAGAGATATAAGGATTTAGATCGAATATGTATCTTATCCAAGAATCTGTACAATGCGGCTTTGTATATAATAAAGCAGGAGTTTCTTAGCACAGGTAAGTGGATAAGAGCCGTAGATCTTAATAAGAAGATGGTAGCGGATAATAACATAGATTATAGGGCAATGAGTGGATCATCCTCTCAGCAGATTCTTATGGCTTTAGACAAGAATCTAAAATCTTATTTCTCTGCTATCAAGGCATGGAAGCGTGATAATAAGAAATTTACTGGCTGTCCTAAATTTCCAAAATATAAGCATAAAACAAAAGGCAGGAGCGTATTTTATTATTCTTACGCACAGTTTAAACATAGAGGAGATTTTATCTATTTCCCTAAAAAGGAAGGATTACCTCCTTTAAGAACTAATTGCAAGGAGGGTACTGTAAAACAGGTTAGATTTGTCCCTAAATCCGATTGTTATGTCATAGAAGTTACATACGAGTCAATTGCAAAAAAACAACTTGATGATAACAATAAGATTATGTCTATTGATCTAGGTGTAAACAATCTCGCTTCTATCGTAACCAACGTAAGCAATAAGTCTATTCTGATAGATGGAAGAAGACTAAAATCTATCAATCAGTATTATAATAAGAAAAGATCGAAGATTCAACAACAATTAAAGAAAGTAAATGGAAAAGAAAATTCGAGACGGTTAATGTCCTTAACAAGAAGGAGAAACAATAAGGTGAAAGATTATCTTCATAAGGCAAGCAAGGAGATAATAAATACTTGCTTGAAGGAAGATATAACAACATTGATAGTAGGTCATAATGATGGATGGAAGCAAAATGTGAACCTTGGTAAAAGAAATAATCAGAATTTTGTTTCGATTCCATTTGAGATGCTTATATCAATGTTAAGATATAAATCGGAAAGACAAGGACTAAGATTTGTTGAAGTAAACGAATCTCATACGTCAAAATGCAGTTCTTTCGATTTAGAACCAATATGTCATCATGATACTTATGTTGGAAGAAGGGTAAGAAGAGGTCTTTTTAGGACAAGAGACGGTATTCTTATTAACGCTGACATCAACGGAAGTTATAATATCATGAGAAAAGTAAAGGGGGACGCAGTAATGCCACTCCATACAGGGTTTGGGTATAACCCGGTTAAGAAATTTATTAACTAATTATACAGGTGTAAATTTGTATATAATTACCACTTCGAGAAATTCCTATCTACATCCTCTTGTGAAAGCCGATGTGGTGTATTTAGGACCCGTAGCTCAATTGGTAAGAGCAACTGGCTCATAACCAGAAGGTTGTCGGTTCAAGCCCGGCCGGGTCCACGCTATTTTTTTTGGGGAAAAACTAGCATAGAGTTTTGTCATTAGATTTAGAGTTTAGATTTTGTTTGATGTCCTTGTCCGGGAGGATCGGGACATATGGATCCGAGGATCATTGGATGATTACCATAATATTGGAGATGCTGGTTCGATTCCAGCCGGATTCGCTAAAATATTGTTTTAATATGGATAATGGATATGTAGAGATAATAGATACGACTCATCATAGAGCTAGAAGTAGCGGAGCTGTATATGAACATATAATCGTGGCTGAAAGAAAAATAGGAAGACTTTTGAAGCCGAAAGAAGTCGTTCACCATATCAATAAAATAAGGCATGATAATAGACCTGATAATCTTATGATATTTAGATCTAATGCCGATCATACAAGGTTTCATCATGGAGCTGAGGTTTACTTTGATAAGGAAGGGATAGCGTATTGTAAACCCTTGGAAGTTAAGTATTGCTCGTGCTGCGGTAAGGATTTATGTCATGATACTGAGGGAAGTTTGTGTTTTGATTGTAATAACAAGAAAAGAAGAGAGGATATGTTATCCAAATATGGTGATATAACTAAGGATAAGCTTTTTGAGATGCTTAAAAATGAGTCTTTCCTAAGTGTCGGTAAAAAATTAGGCGTATCTGACAATATGGTAAGGAAAATATGTGATATCTTTGGCATTCCAAGACATGCCTCTTACTACAGAAAATTAAAGGATTGATAATTAGGGGAGTTAATTTAACGGATAGAATTTACGATTCCTAATCGTAGCGTGGATAAGGGTTCGATTCCCCCACTCCCCACATGGTGTTTTCTTAAACATATTCCCGTAGGTCGGTAATTAACGATAACCGGTAGACAGCCTACGGGAATTAATAAAATCTTACGTGCTTAAGATCGCTTTCAGTTCTATTTTTCGTGTGTATCTATAGGAGGGTAGCACGACCCTCCTTTTTATAAATACTATTTGCTATGGACATTAATCAAATAAAAACGTATCTACCATCAGGATGGGATGTGGTTGATCTAATAGATCACGGCATAATCGATCTTGATATCATGAATGGGAAGATGATTGGTGAGTATGTGGCTGTGTTGATGATAAAGTCTTATGATAAGATTACTGAATCACATAACTTAACTACTTTCTCGTTCCATGATAAGGATATGGGTGGATTACGGAGATTGGTATCGAACGCTATAATGGCGGTTGGGTTAAGGAATAATCCTATGACAGGAGATGGGAACACGGCAATCAAATAAAGGTGCTGAATACACTGAAAGAGGGATATTGGATATCCTTAACAGACAGTTCTTGGTATCTCCTAGATGGATTATAAACAACTTGTATGTCTATAACTGGGAGTCTGATTATCTGGCTATAACCAGATCCATGTACGCTTATGAGGTTGAGGTGAAGATCTCGTTGGCTGACTATAACAAGGATTTCGAGAAAGAGGGTAAGCACCAAGTAATGCAAGGCTGGTTCGAGGCTCGGAAGCAAGCCCTATACGAGACCGGGGACTGGGTCAGGTACGGCCGCCCCAACTACTTCTACTACTGCGTTCCGGATGGGTTGGTTGATCCTAAGGACATACCTCCGTACGCAGGACTCGCTTATGTTTGTGGCAGGAATTTGAGAAAGATCAAGGACGCCCCTATCCTGCATCGTGATAAATTTGACCCCGAAGCTTATAAGATGGCAGACAAATTCTACTACAATTGGTGGAACGAGAGACGTAAAGCCAGACAGATAGAAGGGAAGGATATGAAAGATGAGTTCAGGAAGAGCATGAAAAAGGTGAAGGAGAAGATAACCGTCGATGCCAAGATCAGGGCGATGGAGGCGTTCTGGAGCGTCTGCGATTATGCCTACTGGCCGTATGGGGGAAGAGGGGTGCCCGGAATGAGACCCAACTGTTCCGCTTGTGGCGAGGAATGTAAATTACAATGTCCGAAAGGAAAGGAATTTAAAAACAAGATACGATGAGTAAGATTAAAAATGTATTGGCAAGAGCCATTTCATTGGCGTCAGAACAACCAATGAGTTATAATGAGGTAGAATCATTACTTGAAGATATAGATACTTGTAAGGTCAAGATATGGCTGGAAGAAGGAGCGATATTGCCTAAGTACGCCCATAAGGAGGACGCTTGCATGGATCTGTTCGTTAAAAACATAGAACTTAACGGGGGTAGGATTATATACCATACTGGTGTGCATGTAGCTTTACCTGAGGATTATGAGATGGAAATCCGTCCACGTAGTAGCATTACAAAAACTAAGTCAATTATCCAAAACGCTCCGGGTACCGTAGATGAGGGATACAGAGGGGAGATTATGGTAGTGACTAGACGTGTAGATCGCTATGGAGATCCTTCTTATTCGGCAGGGGATAAGGTAGCTCAATTGCTTATCCGTAGGAGGGAACGTATCGTATGGGATCAGGTGAAGTCGTTGGATGACCTCGGATATACCGATAGAGGCGATTGTGGATTCGGAAGCACGGGGAGGTGATCATGAGCGGAAGGGTTAAGATAAAGATCAAGGATAAGAAACCTAAGATCGATGTATTTAAGGTAATAGAGAGCCGGTTTAAGAATATGAACGAGCTTCGTGATCTGATCGACATGGATCCAAGGAAAGGGCTGGTCAGGATCCGGGACGGGGCAGGCTTCAGAGAGGTGGAGCGGGGCGGGTGCCTGCACCGGAACTACCTTAACCTGTTGGAGGAAGAACTGGGCGCTAAACTATCAATAGATCTGATAGATAAGTATGTTAAAAGAAAATAGCATACCACCTGCCCTAGGTAATTCCTAGGGCAGATCCGTTTTATATACCGATGTGTCTACCACTATCTGGTTATCCATATCCTCAATCAACTCAATGATCTCATCCCTTATATCATAAGAAAGCAAGATCGGTATTATGGTTAGTATAAAAGATAGTATTATCCCTGATCCTATTATAATAGTAATATCATCACACTCTATATCTAACATCGGCATGACAAACATCAACCCGGCCGTGGATATCATCACGAACAACGCCTGTATCTCATTTATCATATCCCGCTCCATTACGTCCTTTATCATATCTCCTCGACTTTAGTATGGTTTATTATCCTACTGATATGACGGATACTTAATCCCGTCCTGTCCTTTATCTTACCATATACGTAGTTCCTTGATACGACCGTAGCCAAATCACCTAACTCGTTCAGTATCTCATTATACATTCTATGGATCTCGTTGTTGCGGATAACAGTACTGTCCCTTACATGTATCTTCTCAACGTCGTCGTCGCAGAAGAAGATCTTAAGCTTATGAAGTATGTCTCTAAACATGATTATAGTTTTGTCCCAAAGATATGAAATTTTGAGGATAAAACCAGAAGGAAGCCAAAAATAACGGGAGGCGGAGGGAGGGCGGGGGATGCCCGGAAGGATGGGAGCCAGCCCCCGTTCTATTGGGTCAGTAGGGTGTATGATCACTCGATGTCACGTACAAATCGAACAGAAGAGGCTAGGCGCTTGTATCGGGTGAATGTGCGCCCATTGTTGAATAGTACGATCCATCCGGAGTTGGAGCTATGCTCTGAACTAGACCAATAATATCTGGTATCTAACGGCTGTCCACCAATAGCCAATAACGCGTTATTGACACTCGTCAAGTGCATATATATCAATGAAAGCTGACCACATGATGGGATATACAAATCATCATATCCTTTAGCGTCAGCACTAGCTAAGAACGTATTAAGTACATGACCGGCTGTCGCATAGGAAGTATAAGAACCGCCACCGGTAGTCACCCCCTTTTAATACATTGGAATTCGCTTTCCCATCCCAATCAGATAAAGCCCCATTCGTCCAGGAGCTAACATCATCCGGAAGATATGGAGTACCTTTGTATGAATCTTGCTCAGGTTTCAGGAAACCAAAATCATTGCTCCCGTCTACTTTGTCATAATTTGTAATGCCGGTCTGATCCGTACCATATTCACCCCAATAAAAAGAGTAAGTCTTGTTAGAAGAATCGGGCAAACCGGACGTGGCTGTTTTGTAGCTTTGATTAGAATCTTCATTCTTCTCAATCATGATCTTATGATCATCATGTACAATAGCTACGGATATACATTGATAATCCGCCTTTGACAAAGGTATTAATCTACCATCCTGTTTAACGGCATAAACCCCATTATCAATAGGGGATTTATAACTTGAATAAAATCTCCTCCTTATCATAAGAATAAATTTTTACGAAGGATATAAACACCCCCCCCCTCATGTATTTAACTTCTTTATTTATAATATATTATGTTTTAATTATATCGCAAATATAACAAATTAAATGAGATAGAAGGTGATATGGTTGTGAGAAAGTATGAGGGATATTCGGGGAGGATGATATGCGGGACGTTATTGGAGAGATGAGGTGGGGTATGATGGGAGGGGGATATGCGGGACGGACCACCTCCCCGAAATCGGCCCGGCCGTGCTGCCGTTTTTTGGTCCACCCCCCCCAACCTATATAAACCATAAAACAGGAACGGCAAACTACCAACTGGACGAAAAAAGAATGTTTATTTTCCGTTTAACTTGCTGATTATCAATTATATAAATCAATATTTTAATATACGTTTACATTTGATTAGATTTATTACATATAATCGTCGAATTTTTATTGCAAAATATTTGTTGGATGATAAAACATGTAGTATATTTGCTTCTGTAAGATAACAGCATTAACAAACAGGCGCACCAGAAGCCGATACAAGTCCCGAGGGTACGGGCAAATCTAATGACAAATAAAGAATTAAACAAAGTCCAGAATGAGGTTAAAAAATCAAACGAAAAGACATTAACGGGTGCAGTAAAAGCTTGGTGCAACCTGTTTAAATCTGGTAAAGAAATAAACGACATACTAAAAGAAAATGATATTAAAGTATCAAAGGAAGTCGTTCCCGCTTTGGTTGCTTTAGCTAAAGACAAAGAAGTAGTAATACAACTTTGTAAAGAAATATTACCACGTGTAGATGAAACCTTTTGCGCCTACAAAGAAGTAGAACGTGAATACTATGATAAAAACGATAAGGATAAAAACAAGAAGCTTAAAATGAACGAAATAGAGGATATAGCAATACTTGGCTCGTCTCATAAACGCTTTGGATACAACGAGCCTATAGAGTTTGATTTTGGCATATATTATGAAACGTTTAATGGCACCGACAAACGTATTGTAAAATGCGCCGTACCAATAAAGCGGTATACGTTTAATCTCATTGCAAAGTGTGTCACTTACTATTTGACACACCCAAAAAATGAAAGATAACAAACAATTAGCCCCTATATCATTTATGTATAGGGGCGTTATGGTAGCACACCTATGCGTTCCCGTCGCGCTACTGATTTAGACTAAATAGGTACGATATTTGATATTTTGATATAAACATATTGCTGGTTGTAGGGTCTCGAGAGCCAGCAATAGATAGGCCGCCGCTTAGTAATGTGGTTTAGGTACTATCCTAGTCCAGGGTAGTACTATTATCTTTAGGTTTATATCAATCCGGTAAGTACGCTAGGTTAACCTAGTAGGCCGTGTAAAAACACGGGGTATATTGGTGTATATACGCATGTATAGGGCGTATGTCTATACGTTGCTAGAGTAGCACGTATGGAGTGCATAACGGTGTTATAACCGTGCCAATATGTCAAAGCAATAACGTTTAAGGTTGCTTAAATACTTATGCGTTATATGTAGTAGCAAAATAACAACCCTTACAAGGGTGTTTTTGTGCGGTTAAATTGACGGACAAAATGCGCCTTGTCGGTACGTATCACGGGTAACGTATGTGCGTATTTGGCCGGCTTCGTTGTCGGCAAAGGGACAAACCAAAGGGAGTTGGGCGGGTGTGGTGTGTCCGGCTGGTTGTATTGATAAGGCCGGCCGTATTGTCACCCGGCTTACCTTTTCTTATTGGTGCAATTTAAAACAAATAAATTATGTATAGGAGAAAGTTTGATAATCTTAATAGGAAGCTAGCACTTAAAAAGGAAAAGGCTTTAGACGCTGCAAGAAAGTCTCAAATTGAGTTCTATGTTGAGCTTACCAAAGAACTATACAATTCTAATAAATTAGATTGTAGCAGGGAGTCGGATAAGTGCAGGCGTAAGCGTGTTAGTTACATGGCAAACAAATTAAGACAGTAGTCGTTTGTTTTTATTTGATTTTAAAGTTTTGCCCTTCCGTATTGTAGTGATATAAGACGGAAGGGCTTTTTTGTGCCTAATTTTACAAAATGATAGCATGTGTATATATTTTGATTACACATAAAAGTGCTGAGGCGGCAAATTTTAAGCCTTGATCGAAAATGTGTAAGTAAAATGCTTTATTTAGCATCATTTTGTATGCATATATATCCATGCGGACGGGTATATTGTGTCCTTATGTATGGTTTTGCGCTTGAATTGATCCTAAAAGGTATATAATAGACGGTACTTATTGTATATTTTTTATCTATATCTAGGCTTGTCTTCCTTTAGAGGTAGCTCTAGGGGTTGATATATATTATTTTATTGATACTCAATTAATTGTATTATTTGCGTTCAATTTTAAAATCGTGGTTACTTATTGTATATTTTTATGGGAATATTGATATATTTTGTGCTTACCTTGTTTTGTTGGTATATGGCGTTTGAGTTGGGGCGGTATGTTATAGCTACAGGCGACGCTCTGCCTTTAATCATGGTTATTTTATTGGCTTTATTATCAATACATTGTATAAAGCAGATATATAAGGCAATCAAGAACAAGGCCTCGATATCCTAGACTAATCGGGCGTTCCACGTGGAACAATCGGGAGGAAGGTCTCGGTTTTTGTGCTGGGAGTTGGTGGGGTTGATTTGTTTTGCGGGAGGGGACACCTCCAAACAAGGGAAATCAAGGGAAATCAAGGGAAATCAAGGGAAATCAAGGGAAATCAAGGGAAACAGGGGAATCCAAGGTGAGATAAGGAATCCCGGGGAAACAAGGGTATCTTTATGGTAAGGGAATCTTATGTGTATGAAGGTATGTTTATGTATGGGTGTGTGTGTTTCTTTGGGTGATGGTGGGAATGTAGGAAGCCAAGGGAGAACGGGAGGCGGCGATGGCGTGGAGTAGGTCCCGCTGGTCGTCCGTCCCTGTTCCCCTTTGGCGGTAGTGTAATATTAAAAATCTGACAGTGATATGACGAAAGAAGAAGCGAGAGAAAGGTTCGGTGACAATATAATAAACAAACTATTGTCGCTTGGTGCTGAACCGACAAACGTATGCAGGAATGACGATATTGTGGAATGGTGCAGTGATGGATGCATAAAAGTGGGCGATATTGAAGTATGGGCTTACTATTACTTTTATGAAGGAGAGAACCCTGATTTATGTAATTGGGAGGATCGTATGGAGATAGAGGTAGAGGAATGTTGGATTTAAAATTGACTGATATGAGATTCATGTATTTAACGGGGCTTAGAGGAAAGGATATATGCGTAGGCGACAAAAAGTGCAAGAGGGTAAAAATATATGTAGGCAGGCCGTTGGCGGATACGCCTAAAACCTATAAACAAATAGGTGGATTTGTAGCAAAAGAACTATCCAACGCTTATAACAGCGGTTGTGTTTCCATCTATGAAGCAAAGAATAAAACGCTCAGATATTCGGTTTATCGAGACGGTTGTTTTTATCCTTATTACGGGAAATTAGAGGTGGTAGAATAATACCAATGGGAACGGGCGGCGGTGTCACGGCGTGGTAGGCCACGGGTGTCTACCGCCGTTCTTTTTGGAGTGGTAATATAAAATACTAATAGTATGGACGAAATTATGAAATTACAAGATGAAGCGCTGCTTTATCTGCGTGATAATATTACAAAGGATGAGGCGTATTATATCCTTACGACCGATAAGGAGATGCTAGCGATTCTTATAGCTGATAAGAAGGACGGGAGCAAACGTATCAAGATTCTTGATGCGGAATATACTATAGAGAAGGATGATATGTTATTTCTATTCGATACTGATGGGGTGATAGATGAGTGTCTTTTGGTTGCCAGCTACATAGGTGTAAATATGTATTTTCGCAGGCAAGATGTCAACGCTATTTTGAATAACATCAATAGAGAGAAAGTTATGAAATATCCTTACATAGCTATTCAGTTAGATAATATACAGACTGTAGAAAAGCGTAGGGTTGTTTTTGAAATTACCGGGCATAGAATGGATGATAACAAAGAGAGAATAGATTTTATGTTTGTTTATTTTATGGCTAGAATGTTATGAGGGCGAGAAGGACTGTGAAAGAAAGAGATATTGTGAAGATATTGGTATTCGGGTATGATAGGACGCTTATAAAATCCATTAAGGATTCCGGATTCAGAAGTATGTCGGATGTAATATCGTACGCCAATAATATGGTCGGGGATAAGCCCATTGATCATATTAGGGTGTCGAATGAGGCTCGTGGATGGTGTGGGTCATATACTAATTATGGTAAAATGATAGATTAGTTTGATAGGAGGATATGATATGAGAAGGATTATAAAAGAGAAAGACGATATCAAGGTATCTATATTTAGTGGGGATAGATTGGCTCGTGTTTTCATTGATTCTAGGTATAGGAATATAGCTATGGTGATAGCCGATTGCGGCAGAATAGCTAATGGTTGTTATCATATACATCATATTGAGGTGGTAAATATGGATAGGGGATGGTATGGTACATACACCTTATATGGAAGGAAAATAGATTAGTCGGATAGTGAACAACAAAGGAGGTATATATGGATAATATTATAACAAACGCGGATGGCGTGAAAGTAAAAGTAAGAGTATATGATTTTGGCGATGAAGTGGCTGATAGATATACCATAGTATATGTAAATAAAAATATAAAGGATGGTTATGGGGTGGTGTATTATCCTGTTTTCTCATGTAGTGAGGATCCATTCCATCCATTAGGAGTGGGGATGTATGCGGGAGATTATTATCCGCATAGAAGTCATATGTACAATTTTGGTAAAAGAGTGAAGGATATAGATTCACTGCCAAAGAAAGTGATTGAATTTATAAAATATATTACACGATGAACGAAATAACTTACAACAATTACGATTTGGTTGCTTTTGAACAGAATGGGGAAGTGGTAGTAGCCGTAACATTCTATAGGTATTACAAGAAGAAAGCTAAAGGTGAGGTTAATTATAGATGGAGAACCAGATGCCCGGAGCTGGTGGATAAGATCGTAAAACACCGTACCAAGGTGTTTACCGGTCAACTTATCCAGTTAGCGAAGGCGTATGGGGAGAAAAAGGTTATAAAATATCAAAAGGAGGAGGAAGAGGTATGTCAAGATACGATAGAGACACAATAGAAATATATATACTGGATCATATAGATACAGATAATTATGGGAAGCAGTTTAAATATGATAGGGAATATCTATCTTTTATGCTTAACGTGTTCAAGGATGAGTATAAAGAACATATCAAAAGGGATGGGATTAAGAAAGCTTTTGAGGATTACATAATGAGCGTTCCATCCATATTTAGGATTCATATAGCGGATTGCGACATTAGATATTTATTACGTTCATGGGGCGTGGAGTTCGATGAGGATGATGATGAGATATACATCTTGTATAAGAGGATCATAAGAGAGGTCTTTTTTAAGATGTGTGAGGATATGAAAGTTTGTTAATGTTGAACCAAGCCTTGGCGGGGCGGAAGGAATACCATGGCCGTATGTGTGCGGATATGGTCCGGGGTCGGTTCCCAGCGCCTTGGCATAACTTAAATGTAAGTAGTATGGAAGATAATATTTTAAAAAGAGCGGCAGCGGAATTAAAAGAAGCCGGTTGCAGGGTTTTCGCATGGCAGGATGATACTTATAATAGAGGTTGGAGTAAGGGTGATTATATAATGTTGTATTACGCCTTCCCTGATTCACCCAACATCGGGTATCTGAGTCATGGGGAATATGGGATGAGCGTAGCGTATAGTAGAGCTTATATACCGAGCTGTGGAAGTGGATCGGGGTGTTGTGTCAAGGAGGAAGCTACGTTTGACCTTGAGACGGCGTTAGACGTGCTGAACGGGCCGTTACCTAGGTGGTGTAGGTCTTATGGGGTTTATCCAAAGCAGTACGATAATATTGATAAATGGTATAATAGCGATAATCATAACAAAAAATTATTTAAGGAGATTTGATATGGAGGTAAAAGATTGGGAAAATCTGGTTTTGAATACAGAAGTAGGATCACATTGTTTTGTTACGCTGATTGATAATAATGACATCAGTAGAGGTTACGCGCAGATCAGACGCGCGGAACATTTCGGGTATAACATCTGCTTCACTCGGTTATATGGGAATAAGTTTTATTTCGAAAAAATAGAGGAAGGACGTACGCAACAATACATCAATAGGAGAAAATAATATGGTGATAGAATTTGATTTTGAGATATACAAAAACGGAGATTACGATAAGGTATATCTCCGCAACGGGAAAGAGCCAAGAGTATTATGTGATAATGGGAAGGGTAATAGTCCTATGGTCGTGATGATTGAGGATGATAAAGCGGATGATTATATTATTCTTCGTTATAACGAAACTGGCAGGAGGAATATCAATGGTCAATCGGGTCTCGATCTTATGTTATCGGTGAAAGAACGGGAACCAGAGTTGTGGGTTGTTGTTATATCTTACATGGATAATAAGGATAAGAGACAAAAGATGGTCTTACCTAATTTTTTCTCAAGGAATATAGGAGGAAATATATATCTTCAAGGAAGCTCTAAATCGAATGTATCATATTATGTTGGTAGGTTAGAAGAAGATGGGTGCTTCGATGAGCTGTGCGAGAAGATAAGGGTAAAAAGAGATCGTATTTATAACATGGAAATAATATCACTATCAGATGACAAGGCGACAGTTTAATCAGTTGATAAATGAGCTAGACGGCAAAAGCCCGTTTATCGTATTACATAGGGATGCCGTTGCGCCTAAATACGTGGGCGTGGAGGTGTCGAAGGATGGGATGGTATACAGATATGCGATAATAGGGATAAACGATGAGTATAAGGCTAAAAAAGCCCTTATTTCGAAAATATTAGGCATAGCTAGTTACCTAAATGGCAATAAGCCCTTAAAAGAGGATTGATTAGACGTATTTATGGTATGCGGCATCATATACGATATAATGCCATAAATGACGTTGTATAGAGGATATGTATGATAATATGATAGATAACGTATTCGTGTCTTGATATCATAATATTATGCCATTATATCCTCTTTTTGTATAAAAAGGATAACAAATAACATAAATATCTTGGATATGGAAGAGATTAACATAGGTGATAAAATTATGTTCCATATTACTGGGAATCATAATGTGGGATATACCAAAGGGAAGAAGTATGTCGGGACGGTATTAAGCCGGGATAGTCGATCACGCCTCCATGTGCGGGCGGAAGGCATGCCTAGGGCTTGTATTGATGAGCGGGATGTGGACAAGCTTATCGAGGAGAGTATGGATTTTGATATGGATGAGGTAATGCCTAATCCAGTAGCGAGGAAGTTGTATAAGCTAATGAGTAGATACATTTGCGCATTCGGATGGTTTCATGAAAGTATCAACGGCTATATCGTGTATGATTGTGTGATGATGGTTAAGAATTTAGAACATAATGTTATGTGTCTGTTACATGATCATGGATTCGAGACACGGCATATTGATAGTTATTCTTGGTGGATGATCAATGAGAGGTTAATGTCCGAGGTAACATACACGGAGGGGGATATTCATATAATTGTTCATGAGTGTATGGAAGATTATGTGGATAATGTGAAATTCGGGGAGGAGTTTTATAAAAACAAGGGAACGTGATAAGATACTTACTTGTGATGACGATGATAATATTGACACCACCAAAAGGGAACGGAGGCATGCCCCTCGCCCCGAAGCCGGCAGTGGTCGAGGCACGGGTATGGGATAAGCTGGCGGCCGCCCTATCTTTCGTGGAGTCAAGGGATGACGATCGGGCGTACAACGCCACTTCAGGGGCGTTAGGGAGGTGGCAGATGAAAAAGGTGTATGTAGATGAGGTTAATAGGATATTGTGTCTTAAACGGGAGAAAAAGCGGTACAGATACGATGATAGGACAAATCCTGTCAAGGCTAGGGAGATGTTCGAGATATATCAATCTCATCATAATCCGAATAAGGATATAGATCGGGCTATAAGATTGCATAGGGGATTGCATTCTCCTAAATATGTTAAAGAGGTTAAGCGTAAATTGAGAGAATAAAAAGAATATAGGAGGATAAAGACATGGACGAGAATAAAGTGATACGGCCGATGGATTTTGTTCGGCTTACAAATATTGACGAATCAAATGTAATTAAGGACACTAAAAACCATATAGGGCTGGTCAAGGAGGTCAGTCGGGACGGGAGAATGAGTATAATATGGATAGGTGAAACTTACAGTCAGTTGGCGTGGTTCAAATCGAGCGAGTTGGAGGTGGTGGATAACCTTGTGAGCATCCTGACATGCGGGCTGGCTAACTTTCGCGGAGAAGGAAAAGAGAGCGCGGATAAATTTTATCCAATGAATTTATGTTATATAAAGAGGGGGTGATATATGAAATGGGTGATAATAAAAGGAGTTAGATATCCTAGTTCCGTGATATCAGCATTTGCGGCATATAATATGGATAACCCCTTCTTGAAGGTCAGGATAAGAAACAAGTATCATATAGTGCCTTTTGATGATGTTAATAAGATGGCTAGTCAGATGGTGTATTTAATGAACAACTATCCTGATTTCGTTCAGATAGGGAGATGGTGGATATCCAAGAAAGCGGTGATGTCTTGGGTTCCCAAGGGGCAGGCCGTGGACGGATCGGGCCGGGTTATATCCTTCACCCTATCCTTTGGTTTGGATGACGGGACGCAACTTAGATTTAATAAGGAGGAGGATTATATAAGCGAGGTAAATAGATTAGACGAATTATTTAACGTGATATTATAATGATCAAAAATGATTTAATACATAAGATAGGTCTCATGTTAGGCGTTATGGATAACCCGTACTTTGGCGAACCTAGAAGATCAGGAATGATATTTAATCCTGATTACAGACCGGAACGTGACAACAAGGAGTTAAGGGAGTTCACGATAAAAGGAGAGAAGATTATGGCGTATTCAAGGAAGGACGCCATCAAAAGACTGAAACATAAAAAGAAGTGAATCATGAAAAGCAAGAAAGATTATATAAGCATGCTTAACGATCTTGGTAATTCTTTGTCTAGGGAAGAATGGATAATAGGCGGTAAGGATAGATATACTGGTAGGGATAATTATGGAGTTATGTTGAAAAGATATGATCCTATAGCTTTTGAGGTAGGATATAGAGAATGGAAGAAACAATGAGTAATACTTGAATCGGGATTGTGGCGGTTCGTGAGAATAGCTACAATCATATCTCTAAACGTGAACATAAGGAGGTACGTATGTCATTCGATTGACATTAGGGATCTAATTATATTAAAAGAGGAGGGATTATGAAAAAGATTGTATTAAAACTGTATGAGTTTGATGAGTTACCAAAAGACTCACAAGAAAAGATCATAGAGCGTGAGCGCTGGAATGTAATGGAGCAATGTATGGATGCTTATGACATAGACTATAAAAAGTCAATGGAAACCTTTGAAGATCTGACAGATACTAAGGTTTATGGTTGGGAAGTTGGATACGAGAGATATGATTTTAGTTATGAGTTTAAATACAAAGATCCTATTTACGAACATCCTACAGATTATCATTGTGATATATATCCTGAGAATCTATGCGGTAAATTACTGTTCAGATATATCAACAACAATATTATGCCATATATTATCAAGGGCAAGTATTTCTCCACGTCAGGTAAATATATTGATGGGAAATACAAATACAAGCACAAGTATAGTAGGGTGATGTTTGACTATGGAGATAATTGCCCTTTAACAGGAATATGTTATGATCCATATATCCTGAAACCTATAATTGATTATTACAACGCATGGTGTACTTATCCGGAAGATTTTTCTTTGGAGGATCTGATGAGACAATGTTATGACAACTTTTTCGATTCATGGCATGAGGAGTACAGGTATTGGGCGGATAACGAAGATGCTATATGTGAGGAGCTTCGTCATAATCAGTATGAGGATCGACTTTATTATGAAGATGGAGATGTTTATGTTGGACCATTAAATGAAATAGCATGAAAGTAATATGTACAAGGTGTGGCGGAACAAATATTGCTTGTGAAGCGATCGTAAATCCAAACACCGGGAAAATAATAGATTATCTTGATGAATCTTTTATGCATGCTAATTGTGGGGATTGCAAGGAAGAGGTGGTGATAACGGATGTAGATAGAGTCAAGAAAGATATTGATTCTATGTTTTTCGAGTTCGTTAAAAAGAATGGGGAAGAACCTGAATACGTAGAATGTCAGATCGTATGGAAAGACACAGGGGATGATCAAAGAACGACAATAAAATTATCATTAAGCATCAATGATGATGATAATGATAATGTTTTCTATCACTGTAATGGAATAGAATCACTTAAGTCACTTGTGGAATATGGGGTAGGAGAGTTTATTGTAATAGATTGTTGGAGTTTTTTTAGTATTGATAATTTGTAAATTGATGAGATTATGAATATAGAGGTAATAAGATACAGGCTTCCGGTTTATTGGGCTTGTGCTCTGATAAATGATGATTATACCGGTTTGTTAGATAATGAAGAACAAGAAATAAGGAATTTCTTGAAACGAGTAAAAGCAGATCCCGTAAGTGTAGACTGGAAAACAGAAGGTTTTTATTGGTACAATAACGCTAATAATACACCGGGGGAATGCGTAGATTTTATTTTTCACAAGTGTAATAATTAAACTAAAATAATATGGAAACTACAAACAGACTATTTTATTCAAGTACAAAATTCTTTACAGAAAACGAGGAAGAATATAGAATAACAGCCACAGTATCTTTAGATGATGATTGTCATAACAATATGTGTGACTGGAGCATAACGGCCGATATCAGACAAAAAAACAAATATGGACGATATAAGGAGTATATGGGAGGCTGCTGCCACGATGAGATTGCGAAGTATGTTCCAGAATTGGCGAAGTTTATACCATTGCATTGTTGTAATCATTATGGTGCTCCTATGTATCCGGTGGAAAATGGTATGTATCACATAAAGAATAGCGATAAGTCTGTGGCTATTGAATATTTACGTATATCAGACAAGGAATATTCCAAATTATCTGAAGCGGTGGACGATAAGATGTATTTCAAGTATCTGCTTTTCAATCTAGGGATTGTGGATAGATGGAAACGTGAATCAGACGAGCTTATTGCGGAACTTGAAAACCTGTGTGGAAAGAAATGGGTTAATCCATATAAGCCAGAAGAAGAAAGGTTTACCCTGACACTAACGGACGAGGAACGTTTGCTTATTGAAGAGCGTATTAAAGCCGGGTATTATTCCGCAGAAAATATCGAAAAACGTAGGGAGGAGGCTCATAAGGCAAAGATGTTGAAAAAGCGTACTGAAATTTGTGAGCGATACGATAAGGTAATCAGGGAAGCGGAAACAGGCAAAAAGGTAATGCTCTGTGTATTTGATTATGGATTGTCAACCGATAATGTGATATATTATAATCACACGAACACTTTATCTTTCAACTGGCGTGATTATGGGGAAAAGATCACACAAGAAGAGTTTGATGATTTCGTGAATAACGTGGATCGTTCTAAGTTACCAGAAGGGATTAAATTCGAGTTCAAAGCATGATCAAGAAAATGGAATCCAAAGAATATGCTTTAGGGGTGGAGCGAATGGATAAGGAGGTAGGGGCGCCAATCGATATCGCTCAGTCCCCTATGCTTATGGCGGCTTACGAGGCCGGATGGGATGGGGCATGAGACATCTTGGAGGTATGTCTGTAGATGATGCGATAATGGAGATTCTTTTAGAAAGAATGATAGATGTTGCATTTGAAGACGAAACAGTATGATAATAGAAAAATCATTAAAAATAAAGTTTATACAGAAATGCAAATGTGGAGCTGTCACTATCAGATTTACGGGAGAGACATCCAAGATGTCATGGGCGGCGTTACCGGTGGAGCCGGCGTGTATAGGTAAGACGTGCGGAGGGAAGCGAGGCGCCGGTCTCCTACTCGTTGGATTGGCTGGACAGAAGAAGTATGAATATTAAAGAAGGGGATATGGTTCTATAAAGCAAGATTTTATAGACCGGAACAATAGATATGAATATGATAGCAGGGATATATGGGAGGTCAAGGAAGTGTATAAGATAGGTGGCGGATATCATGTGACTGTAATAAACAATTTAACCGGTTACGGGAACGCTCATCTATGCACATATAATATGGATTTAAGGACTATAGATGACCTTAAAGCAAGATTGCTACAAGATGATAATATAGCTAAAGTGAAAAATAACAATATAAATACATGTAAAATTATGGAAAAGAGAATGATAACAAAACCATTTGACTTAGAGCTGGCAAAGAAAATTAGCAATGGTGAATATGATGGTAAGATTGTAACGGTCGGACATAATCATAAGGTAGAGTTAGTGTATTATAATAAAGATAGGGGGATGTTTAATACACTAGGAGTGATTTATTCTGATGGCGATATAATATCTGACTGGTTCTCTGATAATGGACTAGGAGCAAGAGGATGTAGGCTTTGTATTAATATTCCGGAATATACGGCATTTAAGGATGGGGATGTATTGAGCAATGAAGAAGGTGATTACTTATTCATATTGAATACAAACGGGGAATACCTTACGTCTTATTATGCCTCTTGGCAAGAAGGGGGTTATTTATATTTTGATAATGGGGCTGCCAATCAAAATAATATTGAGAGATACAGATTTGCTACTAAGGATGAAAGACAAGAGTTTATTGATGCTCTTAAAACAAGCAAAGAGCCTAAAGCCAAAATGTATTTGAAACAATTCTTTGGTATTGAAATAGAACCAGAATATAAATTCAAGCCATTTGATAAAGTTTTAGTAAGAGATACAGAAGACGATGATTGGCACGTAAGTTTGTTTGTTAGGAAAATTGCTGATGCTCAATATAAAGAAGAAAGATATGAATGCTTAAATGGGACGGGATGGATCTATTGTATTCCTTATGAAGGTAATGAACATCTTTTGTAAAATAAGATAAGGAAATGGGAACAGTAGAATTATCCGATTTTTCTCCTTACGACAAAAGCAGAGGAGGAATACAAGAATTGCATCATAAAATTGAGTCCAAAACACTTCAGTATTGGGGTGGAGATATTGGTATTCTGATTGGCATCACTCCGATATATGAGAGACATTTGTGGAACGGGGAAGTTAAAGTAATATGATTATGGACGATAATAGGATAATGGAAGCGGCTAAATTGATAGCCAACTCCTCAGCAGCCTTAATACAGGCTATAGGGATGATGAGTGAGAATATAGAAAGGGCTAACAGAGGGGAATCTCTGGCTTATACCGAAGATCAGTTTATGAAACTAATTCAAGATAACGGAATAACGTATAACGATGTAATACAAAGGGGGTGGATATGAAAAACGTAGAAAGAATAAACGCATTAAATAAAGTTTATTATGAATAGAATGAAAATATTTTTTAATTACTTATTCTTTAGGGATATGGGTAATCTTGGTGAGGGATGTCTTATAAGCGCATTCATCTGGCTTATGATCATGCTTGTCATTATTGGGGTCTTTTGCTTATACTAAAGATCATTTCATGAAAATCAGGATAACGTATAACAATGTAATACAAAGGGGTTGGAGATTATGAAAGACGTAGAAAGAGTAAATGCATTAAATAAAATGCTATTAAATGCGAACGTAGTAGCTTATGGGGCTATGGTTGATTTGATTAAAAGAACAGGGAGACTTGATCTTGACATGGATAGCGGAACCCATGTAGATGATTTTCCGGCTGAAATAAGGATCTTTACCGATAACGGGTTGATTTGTTTATCTATAACATCCGTGTATTTATCGGGGGAAGATAATTTGATGGTCGATGGATATGATGACGATAATGAGAAAATTGAGGGAGTGGATGTTTATTACGACCAGATAAGTGAGATAGTATATCTAGCTAAAATCATATTAGAAGAAATGGAGGAAAAAGATCATGGGGAAAGCAGTTAAAACAGATATAGAATATAAGGAGATATTAGAGAAATCATTATCAGCTATCCAATATCTAAGGATACATGGATTCTCTACATACATGGAATCGGAGGGGATTGTAAATAGGATAATGATGTTTAAGGATAAGAATGAGATGAGAGATCAAAAAAACTCAAATCAATTCCGTAGGATTGGCTATGATAGCAGAAGAATATAAGTGTATTGATGCTTACAAGAAGCCGGAGAATCCATTGGAATGGTTGCCGTGTCCACGATGCGGCCTCCGGCCTTTGGTCTGGGAGTTCGATAACGGGAGAGCCACGGCGTGCGGGTGCGGGACAGACTGTTATAGTCATTGGAGCGTGCAAGCGGAAAGTATTATGTCGGTCATAAAAAGATCTGATAACGGTAAGTCGGCTGAGGCGTATGATATTGATGAACTTAAAAATAACTGGAATCATTGGGTGAGGACAGGGGAGATACTGTTTACGCCGGGAAATGGGAGATGGTAATATAATTAACAATTTAAGACATGGATCATTATTTGGCTACAATTCAAACAATATTAGATAGATGTGATGATAACAACACATCTCCTAGTATTGATGACATGGAGATAATAAAAATAAACCTATGCAGAATAATTCAAACTCGTTACGGAATAACTCAGTTATGGTTCATTCCGTTGATAGAGAGAATCCAGAATGCTTGTTGTAAACATTACAATGATGTTGATATGTTATGGGAAAATTTTGTTAAAAAAATGACTGAATAGGAGGGATAAATATGAGTACAAAAACAAGTAAAGAATATAAAGCGATAAAGAATTATATCCATAATGAGCTTGGGCTTACGAAGGAAGATATAATCAATGCAATTAGATCTGATATAAGACAATATGTTGAGGAGTGTATATGTAATACTTACGGGAATGATAATAATATAGAGCAGATGATTAAGTTTATGGTGGATAATAAGCTTAAAAATAAAGATTTTAATGTCATTCCAAGAATGGTAGAGAAAGTATTAAAAGATAAGATGTTAAACGATATAGATATTGTTGTAATAAACAAGAATTTAAATGATTGAGGATATGGAGAATAAGGATATTTTAGATAAGGTAAGAATGAAGGGTATGAACCAAGGGATATGGCTGGCGGTTCAGGAGCTAGCCTACGACGGGCGATGGACGCAGGCCGCAGAGGAACTGGTGTCTTCTTGTGGATTGACCGAGGATGAATGTAGGAAGCTGCAAGAAGAAAGCGAATCATTCAATGATGAGATGATTAAGTTTATTGACAATATGTTTGGACGTGAGAATATGATAAGTGAAGGCAGTACTATAAGTGAAAACGGTACTATATGTATAAATATTAAGTATCATAAAATAGGGGAAGTCTTTAACTATAAAGTTGGTATGTCTGAAATGACATTAAGAGTAGATAAGTGTGATAGATGTTCGGGATGCGCTTTTGAAAATTATATATATGATTGCGTAAAATCAGGTTGCTTGGGATGCGAAAGGGAAGATGGGGAGAGTGTTAGATATACAATAGTTAATACATAATTTACAAAGCATCATGAATGGAGAGAATATAATACCTAAGATAACAGACAAACGTGGGATGTTATGGAAACAGCCCCATAGGAGATACATAGAAATTGATGAGGAATACGCTTTAATGACCAAACAAACCTTTGAGGGTCTTAGAGAATATTCAGTAACGATCCCATCGGGGGAATATGAAGGGAAGATGTGGAAGGCCAATAGAGGAGGTATATGGTATCTATATTGGTATGATCATGACGATAATCCATCAATGATCAAAATAGAGCGAAGAGAAATATTGTTACTTAATTAATACAAAATAATATGGGAGATAGAGTGCAAGAAGCCAAAGAAGAAGGCATAAGACAAGGAATATGGCTATGCATACAAAAATTGGTGCATATAGAGCAATACGATATGGCAAAATATTTTATAAGGTCATTTGAGTTTGGTAGAAATGAGCGCAATGAACTGTTGGACAAGAATGGCCCGGATGATGAAATGGAATCATTTATTTCCCGGATGATACTTGATAAAGATGATATAATAACTTTGAGTAATATAGGGTATCATAAGATAGGCTCTATATTTAAATATAATATTGGTTCGAAAGAAGTAGAACTGGAGGTGGTTGAATCCAGTGATGCTAGTTGTGAAGGATGCGTATTTAATAATAGTAAGAATTATTACTGTAAGGATACCCATTGTATTGATGTAGATAGGAAAGATGATATAGACGTTATATATAAAGAGGTAAAAAGATCATGAGTTTAATAGATAAATTAGAGGATTTGGTGGTCAAGGTAGACACCGAATACCAAGAGAAGATGGAGGCGGTGATCCGGGAGATAGTCCCGGGGATGCCAGAAGTTAGCGTACGTCATGCCGCCGAGTGCATGTGTACGGACAGGATGGGGAGTATGATGGACATCGATCTTTATATATTAAGGGAAGAAAATAGGCCTTACAAATGCCATTATCTAAAGGATCTGCTGGAAGATAGGGTAGCTAGAATAAATAAGATGCATGAGGATAAAAGTTATACATATGATATAGATGATAATTATTGGTGCGCTACATGTGGTTCCCATTCTCATAAAGAAGATTCCAAGACAGGGTATTGTTGGCATTGCGATACAGATAGTTGGGTTAAAGAGGATGGGGCGGATGTAGGGATATAAAAATAGGCGATTATATAATATTCATATTTACTAGATATGGGAGAGAAGAAGATAAAAATGTGCCAAAAAAAAGACGAGTCTATTAAAAAAGTGCTTGAGGAGATAGAGGATAAGGCTATTGAATCTCGATATACGAATATGTATGATTGGCAGCGCAGGGAGCTTTCAAAAGAGGATCTGTTTGAGTATGCGGAGGAGATGAGAAAATGTCTTGATAAGATATTTGATTTGGCAATTGGTGAAAGGCTTAAATAATTCAACACAAAATCATATAAGATGATAACTTCTAGGTGATTATATATCATTTTACACTAAAATCGTAAAATGATATATATCTATACGGGAATCCGTACCGGGTTCCACCAAAACCCTCTACCTTCTGGTAAGTTACTTACATCGAAGGCTTCTTTTGCCGATTTTCTGATGATGTTAAATGCAGCGTTAATATCGGCGTTAATAATATCGCCAGAAGATGTTTTGAATAATCCTCGTTTAATGCGTCTTCCGGCATACTCCTCATGCTTGCAAATCTGCTCGTTATCCAAGAAACTACATTTTGAGGTATATGATTCCTCAACGATCTTAACATTAATACCCTCAAGTGTAGCTTTATATGATATCATTGAGATAAACATATTAAAAGGAATAGATACAAAGCTCTGGTTGTTTCGTTTTCCGATATTGATCTCTTGTTTCCAACATCTGTTATGACCGATTACGATCGTATTAATGCCATTGGAGACTACATGATTAACCAATACCCTACTGGCTTTATGCAGATAATCCTTGATCTTGTTATTCCTTTTGTTGGTTAACGATCTTATTTGTCTTGATACTTGTTTATTATCTTTTAATCTTGATTTTAAATATGCTAGTCTTTTATTATAATACTGGTTGATAGATTTTAGAGGTTTGCCGTTGATGATAAAGCAGGAACCGGTATTTGATACACAAGATGCTAAATTATTAAGTCCAAGATCAATACCAAGGTAATTACCGTTATCATACATAAGATCTTTCTCTTTCTTGTTATATACGATCTCAAGCATAATATATCCATTCTTAGGGACGAACCTGAGTTGTTGGATATTTTGCTTGTTGGTTCTCGTGGTGAAAGAGAATTGCTTTGGCAACTTAATAATACCTTGTTTTATCCATTTCTGAGAAAAGGCTGTTGTTGGGAAAACGGCCATAAACATCCCGTCTTTATCAAGATACTTAGGTATTCTTACTTTCTCAGAATATTCACCTCTGTTTTTCTTGTTAAGAAGATTGAAGAAGGACTTGAAATTCTGGTCAACCATCATCAATACCTGTTGGGCTACCGGTGACGGTAAAGCACGATAATCAACGTCATCTTCTGTTCTTAACTTCTTTTCAAGAGAGTAGTAGTTGAGGTATTTATACTTAACGGTATTATCATCCTTATATTGAAAGTAATGTTGCCTAACAACATACAATCCTTTGTTGTATAAGTTTTTGCACTTATGCAACAGGTCTTGAAGCTCATTGTAATATATTGAGCTTTGCTTGATTATATGTTGTTCGACTAATCTCATGGCACAAATATATGGATTATTATTTATATATAAAAATAATTCAATATGTTTGTAGTGTAAGGTTGTATATAATTACCTAAAAGAATAAACATGAATGATAGGAGAAAGGATGATATTAACTATTAATAATGTTTATTTAATTTAATTCAAAAACAAAATGTCTACTTTTGTAGACAAATAAAAATTACATATATGAAAAAGAGTAAATTTGTAAAGGAGTTAGAGAGGATCATCGATATGGTTAAGGCCGAGGATGATGGTTTCGAGTATGGTGGTAAAGTCATTTTCTATAAAGAAGATGATGATAACTATGAAATCTCGGTAAAGAGCATCGAGATGAATCTTATGGTAGAGGCCAATACTATGGCTAGTATGGATGATAGGACTTTTGCCTGTCTTATGAGTGAGGTCTATAAACAAAAGTTTACAAAGGCTATAATGATGTCGGAGGATGAGGATGATGAAGACAATTGATAAGATGACCGATCAGGAGATATATGATCTTACTGATGAGCAGGTAGAGAAATTGATCGTAACAAGATGTGCGGAGGAAGGTGTCAGGTTTATAGATGAGCCTCCAGTCATGAAGACGTATGGATATAAATCTATTTCTCCATCTCATTTCTTCTACTATTTGGAGGGCTTGAATATAGCCGTTCTTGATCAGAATGATGCTATTAAGATAGCTAAGTTATTAAGTGAATTTGATCTATACAGGACTAGATATGATTTCACCATATCCAATGAGGAGCTATGCAGTAGATTGGATATAATCAATATCAGGCATGTTCCGATGTTTGACACGAAAGATAAGGAAGCTTATAAGTCTGTCAAGGATAAGAACAACGAGATCGAGGAGGAGTACAAAGATCAGGTAAACGAATACAAAGAGAATGTAAAAAAGATGGGTGAAATCCGTGCCGAGATATGGCCAAAAGTAATTGATGTAAGGCGCAAGATTGATCACATGAATCATCTTAAAGTTCTTTTCGTAAAGGAATATCTTCCGTTGGTGGATCACGACACGGACAAGGCTATGATATTTTTCAAGAAGGCTTATGGCGTGGATGATGATACGGAAAGATATATTCGTGAAGGAATAAAAGATTATCCTTTGTTTAACAATAATATAGATTAAAATGCACAATTGGTTTAAATGTACGGTTTCTTACGAGACCGATGCCGAGAACGGCATGAAGAAGAAGGTAAAGGAAGAGTATTTAGTAGATGCCTTTTCTTATACCGAATGTGAGGCTAGGATCATAGAGGAGATGAAGCCATTCATCTCCGGTGAGTTTAGCGTTGATATCAAACGATTCAGGATAGCGGAATTGTTTGCCATGGATGGAGACCGGTTCTATAAGGTCACGGCTGATTATATTACGATAGACGAGAAATCGAGCAATGAGAAACGCAAGGCGTTTAACTACATCGTTCAGGCCAATGACCTTGATCATGCCAAAAAGAATTTCGAGGAAGGCATGAAAGGAACCATATCAGATTTCGTTGTCACTTGTATCAAGGAAGAGAAGAAACTGATGGACTTCTACGAGTTTGATGGTAAGATCAGGAATCCGGAGAAAAATGAGGATAGTAGGCAGTAAAGCTAGCTACGAAACCACGTCGTCCATAGCCGAGAAGTTGATGGAGATAAGTAAAATGGAGGGTACGATTTATCGTATCCTCACATTGTCTAACAAAACTTATCTAGCTTCTAAATTAGGATATAGCAGATCGGGGTTCTATAAGAAGATACAAAACAGGAGTTTTAATATCAGGGAACTAGCTCAGATATTCGATACGATCATCAACTTCAAGGATCAAGATTGGACTGAGGGTAAGATTAATAGGCTTAAGAGGTATAGGGCTATGAGCCTTATGGAGTTCAACAAAAGTTATAAAAAGAAAAAGGCATGAGAGGTAGGATGTTACCGTGTGAGAGATGCGGAAGGATGGTAACCATAAGGAGTAAGGGGTTGTGTCCCGCGTGCAGAGCCAAGGAGCTACCACCAAAGGAAAGGGCGGCGATACGGGTGAAGGCCAAGCCAAAGGGGAAGAGCCTAGCCGTTTTCTTTGGCGCCCATGTGGCTAGATTGAGTATGACAAGGAGATCTGCTACCGGCGCATACATACCATGCCCGGGGGTAAGCAACATATGCCACTTATACCCTAAACGGAAATATAAATCAGTTGCTGAGGATAATGATAACATTATCTACTTGACGGCTGATGAGCATACAAGATTCGATTATCTATTAGATACGATGGATTTCAGCCAGCTCTTGGACGAGTTTGGCAACGTATGGCTGTTGGCAGCCAGAAGGATGAGGGATCTCGCACCTAGAGTCGAGGAGGATGGTAAATTAAAAACCAGATTATTATCATGGATAGAAGAAAACAAAAATTACTTCTAGCTCTTGGATACGAAGCTATAAGTGATACGATATATAAGAAAGGCACGGATATGGAAGTCATAAGCGATCAAGAATCGTTTGATGATATGAGAGTCCGTTTATCCAAAAAACATCATGTGGTTATCACGGATGATGGTATTGTAATAGAGTTTGTTCATAATAAGACAATGGACGAGAATGCGTCATCATATTATTGGCGATCATCGTTACCAATATTAAGATCATATCATACAGATCCTAAATTTACCGCTTTCTTTGGCATATTAGACGTTTTGTCAACGATCCCAAAGAAAGATATGGTCGAGGAGAAAAAGCCTGTTGAAGAGCCTAAAAACGAGCCTAAGGAGGAGATGGAGGTTGAGTATGATCTGGAGACAGAGCAACAGTATTATGCCGCTGAATGGATAAAGGATATCCCGACACCAGTGTTATATAGAATGACTGTCGCTGGCAAACGTGTGTATTATGAGATGGATGTTGATGGGTATCCTATCATATACGATGGAGCCACTAACAATATCGCCAATGGGTATTGTGATACGTCCGGAGCCTTGGAGAAGTGGAAGAATGAGATGAGGCTCAAGGGTAAGGATCCTGATGAGTATGCTAACTACAGGGCTGATCTGGGTACTATCATGCATTATCTATTTGGGTTGTATCTGACCGGGGTTAACGTAAAGCTGATCCCGACATGGATCAGGAAGGTGGTCAAGGAAGCCAAGCTAAGAATAGACAAGTATAGGATGGAGCGGATATTAGTGGATAACATTGATGAGCTGATAGAGGATCTGATATCATTCGCTATATTCTGCAAGGAAAGACATGTTAAACCGGTATTGATCGAAAAGATGCTGAGGTCAAGCAGATTGAAGGTGGCTTCTTCGGTGGACGCCGTGGTGGAGATGGATAGCGAGCCGGAGATGGTGGAGATAGAGGTCGAGACAGGAGAGCTTTATAAGGTGGGAGCCAAGAAAGGCCAACCTAAAATGGAGAAAAAGAAAGTAAAAAGATGTAGGAGGATATTCGCTATATTGGACTTCAAATCAAACAGGAAAGGTAATTTCTATGACGAGTACGCTTTCCAGCTTGAGCTATATAGAAGAATGATACTGGAGAACTACGGAAAGATATTGGAGATAGAGGAGATATATAACTTCGCTCCGGGTGATCCTACCGCTAAGACAAGTCAATATGAGTTGAAGAGACAAACCGATAATCCTATACTTAATATGGCTACGGTTGTATATCTTCAAGGTAAGTATAAGTTTGAGAAAACCAATTATACGGTTACGTCAAGGATCGGGTCTTTAGATATAGAGGGTGATTTTGAGTTGAATGGTTTGATAAGAAAAGAGTCGCTGAGAGATTATATATATAGAGTGATGAGTGAGAGGAGAGGATGATGGAATTTAGGGAGTTCAATAAGAGCGTTCATCGGTATGAGCTGGATCATAGCAAGCCAAGAAGGAAGCTGACGTGCCCGCAATGCGGCAAGGATAAGTGTTTTACGCCGTACGTGGACGTAACCACCGGTCAGATCGTTGGAGAGCAGTTTGGGATGTGTGATCATAAAAATAAATGTGGTTACTTTAAATATCCAACAGGGAGCGAACTTGGGAACAATGATCTTTTTACCGATTCAAACAAAGTATTAAGGAGGTACAGACCTCCTATGGATCCGGATATAGCCAACTGCATTCCGGTAAGCAAGATGTTTGAGACGCTTAATCCTTTCGAGACATCCGATCTTCAGGATTATCTATCCAATATCTTCGGATCGTATCATACCAATAGGGCATTTAGCTTGTATAAGGTGGGGATGATGAGATTCGGGGACTGGGGTAAGTGCTGTGTGTTCTGGCAACTGGATAAGAATTGGGTAGTGCGGACCGGGAAGATAATGGACTACGGGCCTGACGGGAAGAGGGTAAAGGTTCCCATGGATCATGTATGTTGGGTGCATATACTGGACGGTCAGGATTACCTGCTTAGGCAATGCCTGTTCGGGGAGTTTCTTATCAACTTCTATCCCAATGACGCTCCGGTGTATATAGTAGAGTCAGAGAAGACGGCTGTTATCTGTAACATCGTGTACCCTAGTAGGTTGTTTATGGCCTGTGGCGGTATCCATATGCTGAAAAGGGAGATGATAAAGACATTGGGTAGGAGGCGGATAGTCCTGTACCCGGATAAGGGCGACGCTTTCAACGAATGGAGAAAGAAGGTAGACAAGGATATGAGGGGGATGAATATAGAGATAAGTAATTTTCTAGAATCAAAACCCAATATAAATGAGGGAATGGATATAGCGGATTATTTTATTATTAAACAAATTTACAATGGCAAAGGTAGTTGACAATTACAAGAAATTCAAGGTGCTTGAAATAACAAGACAGGAGATGATGGATAAGCTCACCAGATATGGGTGCTTAGGTATTTGCGATATGTGTAACAGACCTACGTCCGTGGGCTATTATGTAGCGGTAATCAATCAATGGATGTGCGAGGACTGTTATAATGATTTCATCAAATCGGTTGACAGGTATGAGGAGGATATGAGAATAGAGAACAGAAATTTTGATAGATTCTGCAATCTATTTAATGTTGAGATAGAAGAAAAGGTATGAAAGAACTGTCTTTAGCCCAGAAAGCTATGTTAAACGGATCCGTATGCCCGTATTGCAAGAACCCATCCACTATGATAAATACGGTGGAGGGGAAGCAAGTTGGGTGCGAGAAGTGTGGGGCTTGGATGAGATCCGATTCTACGGGTAAACCTGTAGGTAGGTTAGCCAAGCCGGATCTCCTTAGGTCTATGGATATGGTAATGACCGAGATCAACGTATTCTTAATAAAAACAGGACAGGATAGACATGATCTTTACAAAGAACTATCCGGTGAGCTTATGATACCGGAGGAGCATATATCCCCTTACAAGATGTCTTTGCCATCATTACTTAAAATCATGAGACATATCAAGACATATAGTGATAATCGGATACAGATATATGATGGAGGGAGGGGGAATAACTGCCCTAGGCATAAGGCGATAGCGATAGGAGGTAGCGCATGCCACGGATGTCCGGAGCATCTATTCCATGTAGTGGATAAGGTAACTGACTTGGTGGTGTGTGACGCTGACATGAGTTACGGTGATTACAAAAAATAATTATTAATAAAAATTGACAGAACATGAAAGTAATTTTCATTCACAAACAGACAGGGTTTTATGTAGGAGGATCAGTGTTTAACAAGACATGTGGTTTTTACAAATGCAGAGATAAGATGATAGAAAAAGGCATAAGCGAGGATAAGGCCAACATGCTTATTGATATAATAGGTCCGCACTTATGTGTGTGGGAAATAAAAGATGGGGATGATCCTTACGAGAGCATGAGAAGCAGACTCGGAGATAAAGCCTCATATTTAGATGGAGAGGATATTATCGTAGAAGATTATGATTATGACGAGGAGGACGAGAATGGGGAGATCGACTGAATACTATAGGACACATCCGGAGGCCAGAAAGAAGAAGGCTGAGACGGACAAGAAGATCAACGCCAGACCTGAGCAAAAAGTCAAGAGACGGGAGTTGGGTCGTAAGAATTACAAGACCGATAAGCTGAAGGGTAAGGCTTATCGGAAAGGGAAGGACCTATGCCATACGGCTAAGGGGTTAAGATATAAATCAAGATCAGCTAACAGAGGATCTAAATCCGATACGGCTGGCGATAGAAACGCACGAGGATGAACGATAACAGGATATGGAAGACGTCCAAGGAAATTATCATGGATGCCTATGAGAGGATAATGAAATACCAGTCGGGAGAACTTCTCCCGGCTCGTACTGGATATCCTTATCTAGATAAAGCTTTGCTGGGTGGATTTTACCCTCAACATGCGATAGCCATAGGAGCTAGACCAGGGGTTGGCAAATCCTATTTGGCACAGAAAATCATGAACAATGTGATGAATGTTAATATCAACCCACAAGCGGATGATTATGTATGGTTAAGATGTGAGTTCGAGATGAATCCGGAAGACTTGGTATTACGTTCACTATCAAAAAAAATGAACAAAGACATAGAAGATATCCTCCTTCGTAAAATGGATGAAGAAGAGATGCTGGAAATGCAAAAATGTCTTAAACAAGAAAATTCAAACAGAATAACGTATATACCCATACCTACAACAGTTGATGAGCTTAAAGATTTTTTATGGAATGTATATATGCCGGCGAATAAGGATAAGAAACTTGTATTTGTGTCCATAGACCATACAGCTCTTGTACAAGGTTCGGGTGATGCCAAGAGGAATATAGATAATTTGATGAATATGTGCAATATAGCCAAAAGAACGTTCCCAAACATCTTCTTCCTTATCGTATCGCAACTCAATCGAGAAATAGAGGGTAGACGTGATCCGAAGGATCATATGCCAAGGCAGTCTGATTTCTATCAGTCTGACTCATTGGGGCAGTTATGTACGGCCATGGTAGTGTTGAATATCCCAAGGAGATATGGATACTCCTCATACATGCAATTTCCGCAAGGATGGTATCCTAATCTGGAACGTTTCAAGAGCGAGTCAAGACGATCCTTCCGTGTGGATGGATTATTATTCCATCATATCGTAAAGGTCCGTCAAAGATCATTGGAGGAGATTGACGCTATACATGTAGATATCATGAAAGGATATGAGCGATATTATCCTGATGGAGGGGTGGTGCGCCAAGAAAGACCGGGAGGCTCGGATGCCCCCGTGGGTAGCGGCAAGCCGGACACGACCGTGGTGACGCTGCCGCCCCCGCCTCCCAGTATCCCGTTGGAGCAACAATATATACCGCCCAGTGATGATTTCAATGTAGTACATGACGAAACACCTTATTAAGCATGAGATTGAGAAAAAATTTTTTGCTTGTCATCATAAAAGGGATGGAGATGTTATTAAAAGCCAATTTCTCCACCGAAAACAAGATGGGCATACGAGAGATTATATCCTCATTAAAGGAAATGGCCGAATACAGTATCAGGTATATCATAAACCGGGACAGGGAGAAGGAGATCATGAGTATCTGTGATGAGGTATCCAATAAAGTACAGGAGTATAAAAGAATGAACGATAACTCAATGGTATTGGAATTGGAGAACTTGAAGCGGGAGGTAGTGGCGGTAGAGGATCTTCTTAGCTCTTACAAGGGGGTTCTTGATGCCGAGCTGGTGATAGCCGAGGATGATATCAGGATCATACGGGACAAGATCGCTATAAGCCTGAGGGAGGACGGAGCATGTAAGAGCATGACTGATGCTGATAAAAGGGCTAGGGTGGACGTAAGATACGAGAGGGCGTTAGAGGATTATCGAATCCTTCTAAGATGCGCCAATACAGTTAGGGCTAAGATGTCGGTTTTAGGGCATCTTAACCAATCTATAAATCAATCCATATCAGTTGGCAGAGTTGGTATGGCTAATGAATCTTATACGGTAAAACAGTATGAAAAAGGGAAAGAGATTATCGAAAGCAGACGCCCTTAGGGTGTTGAGAAGGGCTTACAATCTAATAAAGAATGATAATTATGTATTTATGTGCAAAGCAATAGAAAAGGCAGCGGTTGAATTATCACTTGCTGAAAGATCATGTGTGGCGTGTTATCTTATACCAGAACTGAAGATGTTCAAACCTGTAAACAGAAAAAATGGAGATTTTTGGTTTCATTCATCAAAGAAAAACATAAGGTTACATATAATAGATACGCTAATAGATATATATAACGGAAATGATCATCCCGATATAGTCGAGAGGGTAGCCAGAAAGATCAGGTCAATATTTTAACTCATTAGCTTATGTATATAAATTTTGAACAGATGATGACATCAGGATTAACGATGTCTGATGTCGGGTATCTTTTGATGATCCGGCAGAAAGAGGAGATGGCTAGCGTCATTCCAAAGGAGAAAATAGATAGTTATAAAGCATCTGGTTATATCGAGCTTCAGAAGAATGGGAAGTGGAAGATAACGCCAAGGGGAGGGTCGCTGCTGATGCTGATAGAGACACCCGGCCTGACACCGGAGGTCGAGGGGATCCGGGACCGTATCATTGGGGTATATAATGATATGGGGAAGGATACAGGAGCTATCAAGGAGGTAGAGAAAAGGCTCGTATGGTTCGTGGCTAATACCAACTTCAAGGAAGAACCTATAGTAAGAGCCGTAATATCCCACATAGATCTTAAACGTGAGTATACGATGAGATTGGATAACTTGATCTGGAAACCATCAAATGTGTATAGCGTGCATATGAGTTTATCGGAATCAACGTTATTCGATACGATCATAAAAATGTATGGCATGACGTCTGACTTGTATCTTAGGGAGAACAAGAACAAGGAGCTGGCATGGTTGTTCGCCATAAGCCGGCTTCCGGATCCCCCAAAGAGAATGGATAAGGAATACGCTATCACAGGCGATGTTAAGATGGATATCGAAAGGATATCGGATATAAAAAAAGAATTAGGTAGAAGATTGAAAATGTCGATTTAGTATGGAAAGAAAAGAAGTTGAAAAAGTAGTCAAGGAGGCGATATTCGAGAAGATGGGTGAATTTAATGGCCTTGATCATGCCGCTCAGATAATGAACGAGGATAAGCTGGATACGGATATGGCTATGGATTCCCTTGATTTTGTAGAAGTCATAATGGAAGTGGAAAAGAAAACGGGTAAATGTATACCCGATGAGACACTTAACGTCAAGCCTTATCACAAATTGACGGTAGGAGAGCTTACAAATATGTTGTACGGTTATTTAAAGGATTATGAAAAGAGATGAGTTATTGGAGATAGTGAGGGAAGAGATATTCGAGAAAATGCATGAGTTCAATTACATTAATAATATAGAGGTAATTGACGATGTAAGAGAAGACAGTAATTTGTCATCCGATCTAGCTATGGATCCATTTGATTTATTAGAGGTATTGATAGGGATTGAAGAAAAGATGGATATAAGGATATCGGATGATGTCTTTGGCGATAAATCTGTCGATGAACTAACTGTAGGGATTTTTGTGGATATGTTGTACGATTGGCTTGATAGTAAGTAATGGACTTCGGATATGATGATTGGGAAGAGGGGCTAGAGACCCCTCTTGTCGATGATTGTGATGACGATCATGAGGAGGAAGAATATGATTTCAGTTAAGGAGTTAAGGCCGGGCAATCTTGTAAAAGACAAAGCTGGCGATATATGGAGAGTAGGGTGCGTTACCGGTATGTGTAATGAAAGTGGATCATTAATCCTTGAACATAAGGTTGATGATGGGATAATGAAATGGTATTCAGGGGAAGATGATGTCATGCCTATTGAGATAGACGATAACCTTCTTGACGCTATCGGTTTCAAGAGTGACAAGAATAGGGACGTATATCGTGGACACGGGATGACCATGGAGGTTTTTGGCGACGAGTATTATCTCGGACTTAGGGATATGGAGGATAACCTGAGCGAGCTTATCCAGATAAGGTATTTGCATAACCTACAGAATATTTCGATGGATTTATATGAGCGTGACATAAATACGGAGAGGCTTTATGATCGTTCCGGAGAATAACTTGCTATGCAAGACGATAGGCGGTGAGAAGGTGCTTGCCGCATCCTACTCACAGATAGACACGTTTGTTCAGTGTCCGTATAAGTGGTATAAGACTTACGTGGAGGGTCACAGATCCACGGAGAAGCATGAGGCTACGTCATATGGTACGGTTATCCACCAGACGATGGAGTATTTCTTCAAGAACGGATGCAGACCTTCTTATGAGGATATGAGTAAGGCTTTCAATTACTACGCCGATATAGAACAGATTCCTTTTGATAGCGTAAAATCCCAGATCGAGTCTATGCAACATGCGGCTAGGTTAATAAGATGGATTGTGGGGTTGTTCGAGAAGGACGCCGCTGGCAATTATAAGAAGGCATGGTCCGATCTTACGCCAATGGAGAAGGTGATCCGGGGGTCGAGGCCGGCCGGCGTGGAGGAGAGCTTCGTCCTGCCCTATAAGCTACCCAAGCCCCTTACTTTGGATGGCGTGACGTACGATAAGGTACATATCATAGGATCGGTGGACTGGCGTGGAGAGTATAAGACAAAGGACAGGATAGCCATGTATACGATAGACTGGAAGTCCGGGAGAAAGTTATTCGATGAAGACAAGCTGCTTCATAATCTCCAGCATCCGATATACGCCTTCTACATACTGAGAAAGTACAAGGTATTGCCGGATATGTGCAGCTATTTCTTTACCCGCATGCTGGACAATCAGAACGTGAAGGTAGATAAGGAGAAAGTAGAGAGATCGGTCAAGGAGCTTAACGATATTCTCCTTGACATGTATGATTTCGAGACAAATAAAATAGATAGCTATCAAGCTCACGTTTGGGACGATGCCAAACAAGGGTATAAGTACGAGAAGCGCTACCTCATGGGACGCCAGCCGACCTGCCTTGAACCCCGCCCCAAGCCCTTGTGTTTTTGGTGCGATTTCTCGATCCACAAACAAGGGACATGCAGGTACTCATCGGATTGGGATGAGTCAAAAAGAAAGAATAAAAAAGATTAACTTTATTAAAAAGCCTAGGTAAATATCTAGGCTTTAATTATATTTGTGTCAATAAATAAATGATTATGGATAAAAACGAAAGAGAAAAACAGGTATTGGATCTTCTGATGTCTAGAAAGGATATTAGGAAATTGGTAGAGAAATCAAATGAATGTTATTCTAAAATGGATTTCGTTGGTGCCATGAAATACCGGCAAGAGATAAAGGATATCGTAGATCGAGAATCTAAAATCATGTTGACAAAAAGTGAGTCTTTGATAGGCTTGATGAATAACGCTGATAATGAATATAAATTCAATATGCTGGTATGGCTACATTCCATGATGTGTATGGCGGATGTATTTAACGGGATATTGGAGGATTTCAAGGATGGGGTAAGAAAAGCCAATGGCAACTCCAAGTTCGTTAAGTTCGATAATCTGGATCGGTTAATGACAGAATGTAAGAAGGAGATTGATTACCTGATGAAAGGCACAAGTAAATCATTCCAGATATCTTTTGCCGTAAGAAGCGATGAGCTAAGGGAGATGATAGAGAATATGGTTGGCGACAATATCCGGGAAGGGTATGATATGTTTAAGGAAGAGGCTAAGATGACCAAGGAGACAGACAGGAGCAAGATAGAGGAATTTAATAAAAAGCTTGACCATGATCAAATGTAATATAAAGCTAGGCGATATAGTCCATACCCAGATAGGAGTAGGAGAGGTGATAGCCATAAGCAAGACCAAAGAGACTTTGATGGTGAAGATGGATGATGGTCGGGAATGCCCTATAAGACTAGAGTACGTAAAAGACGTTTTTGATAACTACAAATCCAAATGATTTACAAATTAAGACCATATCAAGAGGAGTGTGTTAAAAGTACCTCCGATTACATAAATTCTGATAGACATGATCCGGCATTGATCGTAGGTCCTGTAGGTTGCGGTAAGTCACTGCTGATAGCAGAGGCGGCTAGATTGATGGGAGATAAGACGCTGATTTTACAACCATCAAAAGAATTGCTGCAACAGAACCACGACAAGATAACGTCGTATGGCATACCGGCTACCATCTACTCCGCTTCCTGTGGAAAGAAAGAGCTGTCTAACATGATATACGCCACGTTAGGGTCTATCAAGAAGGTTGTTGGTCAGCTTAAGGAGATGGGGATCAGGAACGTGTTGATAGATGAGGCTCATGCCGGGTATAGCCCGGAGGACGGCAGTGAGTTCATGACATTCATGAATGAACTGAAACCGAAAAAGGTGATAGGGTTTACCGCTACACCATGCAGGCTTAAAACGATGTCGATAGGGCAGGTGTCATATTCCCAGCTTAATTTCATCACTCGTATGAGACCGGTATATTTCAAGAACCTAATCCATGTCATACAGGTGGAGGAGATGATAAGGCAAGGATTTTGGACACCTCTTAAATATGAGATATGGGATTTCAATGGAGATGCCCTTAAACTTAATTCTAACGGCTCCGAATATACGGCCGAGTCTATTAGTGAGGCGGTGAGAAAAAACGGCTTAAACAACCTTATTTTACGTCGGTTGATGGTATTAAAAGACGTATGCAGATCTATACTGGTGTTTATGGATTCTGTTGAGAGCTGCAATACCGCCGCCGAATGGATGAACGCAAAGATATGCGCTGGCATGGCGGAAGTGGTTCACGGAGGCACGCCAAAGAAACAGCGGGAGGCTATAGTCGAGGGGTTCAAGTCAGGTAAGACGAAGGTAGTGTTCAACTATTCCGCCCTCGGTACGGGATTCGATCATCCGGGTCTGGATTGCGTGATAGTAGGAAGGCCGACATTCTCGTTCTCGTCGTTTTATCAGTGGCTTGGAAGGGCAGTCCGTATAAAAGACGGAAAGGATAGTGCTTTGGTCGTTGATTGTTGTAACAACTCGTCAAGGTTCGGTGATATAAGGAAACTTAGTATAGAGAACTACAAGGGGTATGGATGGGGAATGTTTATCGGCGATAAGCTAATAACTAATATCCCGATGGGGGATAAGGTAACGAAAACAGATCTGGATATCAAAGCCGCCAAGAAAGATCGCAGGAGGGGGCTGGCGCAGGGCGTAACCGCCGCCCCTGTTCCCGGAAGGCCGGATCATCCCCTTGGATCTACGGTGATGACATTCGGCAAGTATTGTGGATGGATGTTTCATTCGATTCCAGTATCGTATTTCAAATTCATAAACGAGACCTTTGACTGGAATAATGATCGAAACAGGGAGATAAAAGAATACATAGATTTTTTAATTAAAAACAATAGATTATGAATATGAGTATAGGTGAGATAAAAGATATTTGTGTCCAAATCGCTATAAATGGCGTACATATATCACAAAAAATTAAATCAAATCATTGCATGATGATGGTATTAGCGTCAGCCCAAATAGATAATATCTTATCTAAGAAGGAAGATGGTGATCATGATAATGACGATGATAAAGATATTATCATGGGTCGTATCAATGTGATAGAATATGAATTGAAACAAATAAAAAAAATTATTATGATTGGGTGTATATATCATGAGGCTGACCTTGACGGAGTAATGTCAGCGGCTATAGTAAAAAAGTATTTCAAAGGGAAAGACATTGATCTTCTTCCTTACAATTACGGCAAGGAAATACCTGACGTGAATAAATATGATAAGGTGTTTGTAGTTGACGTGTCATTTGGAGACAGAACAAGCTTGCTGTTTGATGAATGGAAAGACAAAGGGATAGATGTCACATGGATAGACCACCATAAGACGGCGATAGAAGCTATGAAGGATTATAATGTCAAAGGCAAAAGACGTATCGGAACGGCGGCTTGTGAGCTTACATGGGAATATCTTTTTGATGATATCGAAACCCCCGATGTGGTAAAATTATTGAGCGCTTATGATGTATGGGATCATGATCGCTTCGAATGGAGTGACGTTCTTTCATTCCAATATGGGATGAGAGGATATTGTGGTCTTGACGTGGATATGGCGGCAAAGGCCATGGACGGCGATCATGACTTCATATATGACATGATAAGGAACGGAGAGGCGATACTGGAGTATATCGTTGAGAAAAACAGGGGCGAGATGGATATGTTCTCATTCGAGGCTGATGTATTTGGGTACAAGGCTATATGTATGAATACCACGGAGTTTAACTCTACTACATTCGAATCTATGTACGATCCTAGAAAACATGATTTGATGATGCCATTTTGCTGGAACGGGAGATTCTTCAGATGCACGTTCTATACCACCAAGGAGGAGGTGGATGTCTCAGCGCTGGCACGCAAGGCCAATCCTGGTGGCGGAGGTCATAAGGCAGCTGCCGGCTTCCAACTTAGCGTGGAGGATATGATGGGATTCTTGAAAGAGAGGAGGATGTGATATGGTAGGATTGATATCTATTATTATAATAATAGTAATCTCCTTTGTCATGATGATGGAGGGATGGGAAAAATATGATTCACAAAAGTTTTACACAGGGCTGCTTGTGATAGGTATAAGTATCATAATGATATTTCCAGTAATGCAATATAATATGAAGAATATGAAAAACGTATGCAAATTCAAGAAACTTAACGAAATGAAGCTAGATGATTACGGCTTCGGTTTATTCGAGTACAATGGCGCTCTTTATTTCAAGGAGGCAGAGGGTGAGAGATGCTTTGATGTAAGAAGCGGGAATGAGGTTATTATCGGGGAAGATAAGATTATAATGACTTTGGAGGATTAGTTATGAGGAAACTTGACGACACCAACAGGACAAGAAAGAAAAACGTACGGCACTCGTGGGTAAAGGCGGGACCGGGGATCCAACGCTGCGCTATTTGCGGAATTACGAAGCGAAGCGAGTGGAGAGACGGGAAGACCTCGCATTGCGTATATCTATCATCTGGTGAGCTTTATTCCATAACAGGTGAGACACCAGAATGCAGGGATCTTAGTGAATTTTATTAATCTAAAAAGTATATAATTACCTAATAATAAAACAAAAAGGAGTTTGAAATGAAAGAGGAATTTAGCAAATACGACAAAGTCGTTTATGATGGTGAGGTATTTGAGGTACTTGAAACCGCCGACAATACGGGAATGATGAAAATAGAACCGTTATTTGATGAAACATATAAATCCATTTGGGTTGATGAGGAGATGGTTGTTTCGTTAAATAGGGCTATCAAGTTAAGGCTTATTGATGATGAGACGGCAGATGAGGCGATGAATTTCGGGAAGCCAAAAATAGAAGGAGCGGTGGTGGTAAGCGGGCCGCTCGTAGGGAAAGACGGCAGCGGCAAGGACGACCGGGCCGACGGCAAGCTTCGGTGGGATCTCCTTCCTTTGGCTGAGATAGAGGATATCGTGAGAGTATATACGAAAGGAGCCAAGAAGTACGCTGATAACTCATGGCAAGATATACCTGATGGATTCAATCGTTATCTAGGCGCACTCATGAGGCACTTGGTTGCTTACACGAAGGGGGAGAGATATGATAAGGAGGGATTTATGCATCTATCCGCCGTATGCTGGAACGCCATAGCGTTATTATATTACGATAAACATAACAAAGGGTTAATAGAATGGAAAAGTCAGGAGAAAGAGTAGTAGATGAGAGATTAAGAGCTGTCGACAAAAGAACAGGTAAATACGTTAATGTAATCAAGCGAACTATTGATGATAGCCTATTCCCGATAGTTAGGTATCTCAGTTACAGTTATAATGAATTAAATTATGATTATGTAAAGAATCTGAATTTTGATGTAAACGTAAATTGGGAGCAGCGTAGATATCAGATTGTTAAGGATTTATTATCTAACAATTTCGATGGGAGAAAGATGAGTATAGATGAGGTAGATAATGCTATATTTACCGCTGATATGATTATTAACAGATTAACAACTATTTGAGATGGTAAGAATTGATTTTTTCACGAAGAAAGACGCTGAGTACAGCGACTACATGCGGTATATTATCGCCAACACATTACAGGAGTATGAGGGTGAGGTCACGTTAAACCAGATCCCGGAGAACAAAGCCACGGAGGAGGAAATATCCAAGTACGGTATAGAGGTATATCCTACTATCATCGTCAGCGGAGATAACATGGATGGCTTTAATAAACTTGAGGGGATGGCCAGAAAAGCTGATCTTATTAACGTCATGTCGTTATACGACAAGAAATAGGCTTATGACGATAAGGGATAAATATTTTGGTTGGAAAGATATATTCTTTGACAGGTTCGTGCATTGTTGTAATGAAAAAAGTGACCAACCACAAGGAAGTAATATACCTCTAGCCAAAATAAACTTCGATAACAAGACAGGATATGTGGAGGACGGGACTATTAATATAGCCGAGCTTCTTCAATATCTTTGGATAAATAATAAGGTCTATGGGTGTGAATATGCACCCATAGAGATATCCTCTGTCTTACAAACATTGGTTAGATTAGTCGAAAACGCTAAGCTCATATTTGACGACCAGCCCGGCATACATGACATGACTATGTATAATGGATTCTTCCTTAGGGATGATTTCCAATCCGGCAAAGATTATTCACTTAATCTGGACAAAATAGTGAGCGGGATGGGAGGATGGTATGGAGAGGATGAGGATCCATGCTACTCGATGTTCGTCAGCCAAGATCAGATATGGAACTTGAACCCGATATTGAAGGTATTAGCTGATGAAGGATCTATTCTAGCCAAAGAACTTGGATATGATATGAACTCATATGTCAGCGACAATGGATATACGATATACAATCCCTACCTCTCGTGGATCAATCATTACTATCATTATTGCCCGACATTTAACGAGGATAAATTAAAGCCTTGGGATAGAGTAGAGGATAGGAAAAATAAGTTCAAGATGACGGATAAGGTCAAGAGAGGCGCCAATAACTGGTACTATTCAGGCGGGACTATATCTTGCGTAGATAGCTTCTTAGGGAAGAAATACAGGAAGAATCTCCGAACCTTTATCTATCGTGGAATAGTATTCTTCCTTGACCGGATATGGCATACGCCTTTATTTGAGAGGATGGGCGTGAAAATGAAGTACAACGCTTATTATTGCTATGCCGCTACCTCCGGGATATGGTATGATAAGGGATTCAAAAGAAGACTAGCCAAGAGGTTTAACAGGTCGTTGAGCGGCGGCGGGGAGCTGTTCGGGGCTAACCTAGCCTGCATGGTATGTGACCGGCGGGATATCGATTGGGAAGCGCTTCGTCTTTGGCTTGAAAAATACGATGATCCTACTGATAAGGGCATGGTGAATAGCCCTATTCAATTTATGTATTTATATTTATATTACACTTTTAACAAATAATTTGAAATGAAGAAGATAAACGACTGGATTATAAGAAAATTTGGGTTGAGAGGTTCATGGAGCTGGGCTAAGAAACAGATGTTAAATGGAGCGATCATTAAACGTAAGGCTACTACAGGGACATACAAAATAGCTATTGATAATGACAAGAATAGGTTACTTGTAGCCACATGGGGTCATCTAGATCAAAACCCTGTATGGGAAAGGTGTCCGCATAGTTTATTAGATGAAGATGCGGTTGATTATTTTGTTACAGCTCATAAGGAATTATCATATGGAGGTATAAAGATCAGAATGAAAGATGAATTTAACTATAATGATAAAATATCGAAAGCATGAAAAAGATTACCGATAAAGACGTAGAGGCTCTTAAAGCCGGAAAGAAGGTGACAAAAGGTTTTATCCATATGCAATTGGATGATAAGGGAAAATTGAACTTGTGGAGTGATATCAATATAACTGACAATTATAGAAGTCTTAAGATAGACGCTAACAAATTGTTTGATCATGGGATTCTTTCAGAGGAATATGATAAATTGAGAGTTACAAATATAGAACAACAGGGACGAAGGTAATGAAAGTGCATATTATTAATCATCGCTGCGGTGACGATGAAATAGAAGTTAAAAATGGCATACGAGTTTTTGATTGGGTTGGTAATGAGTTTATTATCAATCTAAATAATTTTGGGGAACTGGAAATAAATGGATTGAATGAAGGTTTATGCATTATACCTAAATACGGGAACCAAATTGTCATAAAGAAACAGATTTAAAGCAATGTATGACGCTAAGAAAGAAGCAATATAGGTGATGAAGGGTAGATATGAAGGTAATTATATACCAAATGGAATTTATGAAAGCGGAGAAAAATATGACAGTACAAGATTTGATAGACGAATTGATGCTTGTCAAGGATAAGAGTAAGGAAATAAGGGTTGTTGTAAATACGAATGATTATATAACATCATACCCTGCTTCTTTATTTGATATGTCTATAAAAGAAGGGGAAGATATAGCCAAAGATCATTTTGATAATATAATTGCTATAGAATTGTATAGATAAACAATAGACAATATGAAGGTATTATCATTATTTGACGGGATATCATGTGGGTATCTAGCATTACAAAGAGCCGGCATACCTATCGAGACTTACTACGCCTCGGAGATAGACAAGACGTGTATAAAGGTAAGTCAAAAACATTTTCCTAATATTATTCAATTAGGGGATGTTAATAACTGGAGAACATGGGATATCCCTTGGAAAGACATAGATCTGGTCATGGGAGGGTTCTGTTGCCAGAGCTTCTCTAGCTCAGGTAAGGGTAAGGGATTCATGGACGCTCGTGGAAGGCTTTTCTTTTGCTTCTCGGACATCGTAAAGCATTTAAGAAAGGAAACCAAAGGTAAAATCCTGTTCTTGGGCGAGAACGTCCGGATGCGGGACGAGCACCGCTGGGTGATCACCGAGGAGCTTGGCGTGGAGCCGGTGGAGATCGATAGTGCCTTGGTCTCGGCACAGACCCGGCATCGCCTTTATTGGTGTAATTGGTCGGTAGAAATGCCGAAAGACAAGCATATATCATTGGATGATATTCTAGAGCATGACAAGGGTTGGAATCCGGGAGCCATAAGAGGGAGATATATAGGGACCATTGTCGGTGGAAGGATAGGAGATGACGGGTATCGAAAGGATTGTGACATGGGCATAAAAATAACGCAATGTCTGGAGATAAGAAAAGATAAGAATACCACTCCCATCAAGAAAAGTAATTGCCTGACAACGGTTATGAAAGATAACGTAATCTCATCGTTACCTCCCGGAAGATATCCTAACGCCTTTGACATGAAAGACAAATTCAGGTACCTTACCCCGATAGAGATGTGTAGGCTACAGACATTGCCGGATGATTACCTTGACGGGATAGCCCCGAATACGGCCATGTCTTTAACGGGCAATGGATGGACAGTGGATGTGATAGCCCATTTGCTAAGAGGCATAGAGCGTAGGTAGAATTTAAAACACGATCACAGCGATATGATTATAAACAAAACATGGTCGATGCCGAATAAAGAGACATTCAGCATAAGACCGATAAGGGAACTTATAGACAAATATCGAGAAGAGGGGATGGTTATAGTGGACCCATTCGCCAGAAACAGCGATATAGGGACGATCACCAACGATCTTGATCCTGAGACTAAGGCTATGTATCATAAAGACGCCACGGACTTCCTGCGTGGTCTCAAGGATAATATGGCTGATATGATATTATATGATCCACCATATTCCGCAAGACAGGTGTCCGAGTCATATAAAAGGCTTGGAGAATCTGTTAATATGCAAACAACACAATCTAGTTATTGGACTAGACAGAAGAAGGAGATAGCTAGGATCACCAAGAAAGGAGGGGTGGTCATTACCTGCGCGTGGAACTCCGGCGGTATAGGGACCGGGCTTGGCTTCGAGCAGCAGGAGATTCTTCTTGTGGCTCATGGGGGATGGCATAATGATACGATCGTTACGGTAGAGAAAAAGATCAAGGATTAGATGAAAGAAAGGATATTCACCACAAAAGAACAGGGAAGGGTGCTGGTCGAGGCCGGCCTCCCTATCTCTACCGCTAGCGGTTTCAGAGACAAGTATCTGGATCAATTACATTCTATGGAGGATAACGCTGGTCGTATAGGACTGATCGAGGCCGTTACCCCGGATATATCCAACCCTGTTTGGGATGTAGGCACGTTGCTGAATTTGCTCCCATATGAGATAGAGGGTTGTACATTAGAATGTTATAAGCTAAAACATGCATGGTCTGTAGCGTATAGAGATATAGATGAGATCCCTATATATTGGAGTAGCGAGAAACTTCTTGTAGACACATTGTTTTCGATGATGATGGAATTACTTAAACATAAGATTATATGAGCATAAAGCAAATAACAAAATTAAGGTACAAAACGAAAGATAAGCCTCCTATGGAAGGTGTTCCTCTTTTAGGATACAACAAAAGATATGACTGTCCGTGGACAGTAGTGTACAGAAGCAAAGACAAGTACTACACTTGTATGAAGTACGACACCGAATTTGAAACATATCCACCGGAAGAATATGAATATTTATATCCATGAAAATATGAAACAAGTAACAAGAATAAGATACAAAACAGAGGATAATCCGCCTATGGCTAATGTCTCTCTTATAGGATACAGCAAAAAATATGACTGTTGGGTAGCGTTAGTATACAGAAAAGGGGATAACTATTACACCAATATGGAGTGCGATGTTGAATATAATACATCCCCTCCAGATGAGTACGAATACGTATATCCGTGAGAACTAGAAGGGATATATTTATATTTAAGCATGATTAATATTATTTTAATATTATTCATGCTTTTATTTTTGTTTAAATTGTATTTTTGTATCAACATTAAAAACCAGATTGTTATGGATGGAGACAAACAAAAAGTCAATGAACTTACGATGAGGACGCTGGGCTCTCATTATGGCGGATATGCCTATGTAAAGGTAAAAAATCGTCAAGCTGATGTAAAGATAGATTGGAAGTTGTTGAGAGCTATAGAAGAAGGAGAGGTGGAGATAGACAACGAGAAATACCATCTATCCGGGATAGAGTATGTAGCTAAAAGATATCAGGACATGTTTTACGCTGGTCGTGATATTTATTATTTCAAGGGCATAGGAGGGCATGGGATGACCGATCTTCTTAGAAACGCTATAGATGATTTACTAGACACCATAAGTAGTAGAGAGGCTTATCGTAGTGCAGAGCATAGAATGTACGCCCAAATGAATCAACTTACTGAAGCGGGAGCTATGATCAGCTTAGCTATTGAATTACTAACATCTAACATCCGTCATAGTTATGGAGAAATTAATTTTGAACGATATCCAAGACCTGTGGAGGTGGAGGGAGAAGATAAACATTGATGACTTCAAAGAGGATCCTATGGCTGAGGATATGCCGTTATATTTCCCTTGCGCCGTTGTATGGCATGAGGAACATGATGATTATATATGCTATGGATTTGTTTATGTAGCAGAAATATTAGGGATATGAGTGTTAAGAGACAGATATTTATTAATAACAAAGGCATTGATGGGGAGATAGCTAATAATGTGACATTTGATTTCGATTTCAATGTTGACAAGAATATTCTTGAAAAAATAAAAGCAAAGAAGGAGAGCAATAAACTAAATACAAAAGATTGGGCGCTGTTCTCGCTTATGGTTTTGTTTATTTTTGCGATGGGAGTTGTAAGTGGATGGTTGGCGTTTAATTGTTTAAATCATGGATAATTTAAAAGACATACAAGATATAACCGGTCTTACGTCAGAAGCTATATTCAATATACGTAAACCTGTTAATTATATGTGCGGTGATATAGATAACTATATAAAAGATATCAGGGCACAATGTGATTATATGATGGATGGGGATGAGAAGGATGTTAAATACTATTCAAAATCAATTAAATCAGACATAGATTCTTATTTCGAGGATATACGGTCAAGGGTCGAGAATCTCCGTGATTGGGGAGAGCAGTGGAAAGTACTGGCTAAAGACCTATTTGATGAGTTGATGAAAATAAATAACGATAAGACCATAAACGACTATCTGTCTTATGAGGCATTGGAGAAGATTAAGGAACATTTAAAATAAAATTATAAACATGAATAAAAGAGAAGTCAAAAAGAAACTCCATTTAAATAACAAAGAATTTCAAGTCTTATTTCGTTCAGGCAAGAAATACTTTAGATATGCGATAGATAATCTATGCTTTGCTTTTGGATGTTCTTCATTAAAATATTGGATATACTTCTTTGAAGGTGAAAGAGTTGATGGAAATATATATTATAAAAGCATTTCACGACTAGCTCTTAGATAACGATAAATTAACAAAATAAATAAACATGAGCAAATTACTATTTTTCGATTTAGAGACAACCGGGGTTAAGTTCTGGAGAAACGGAATACACCAAATAGGAGGGATCGTGGATATCGACGGGCAGGAGGTCGAGAGGTTCGACATTCGCCTCGCCCCGAACCCGGCCGCCACGATAGAGCAGGAGGCGCTGGACGTGGCCGGCGTTACCTTGGAGCAAGTGCAGTCTTATCAGCCTATGGAAGAAGGGCACAGGCAGTTAGTTGGTATATTATCCAAATACGTGAATAAGTTCGACAAGAGGGATAAAATGTATTTGGTGGGGTATAACAACGCTGGATTCGATAACAGCTTCCTACGGGCTTTATTCCAGCAATGTGGGGATAAGTATTTCGGATCATGGTTCTATCCTAACTGTATGGATGTATATGTTATGGTGACACCGTTCCTGATGGGCGTAAGAAACGATATGGAGAACTTTAAGTTGATGACCGTAGCCAGAACTATGGGTATTGAGATCGACGAGAATAAGCTTCA